ATTGATGATGGTCCTGTGGGATATGGATCATTAGATGATTTGCCTACTCCATTTGATATTGATACGGTTCTCCCTTGCGGTAGTTGTGGAATGTGTAGCGATTGTTATGGGGTTAGTCAGCCTATCTAGCTTTCCGCCTAACCCCATAATCCCGCGCTAACGATGGACACGCGGCGCAATACCTAAAGGAGATTATATGAATCAGCACCAAGCACTCTACTTATCATCTGATAAAAATCAGGTCCATGAACTGAAAGTCGTCAAACCGTACTTTGCCATGATCGAGGATGGCCGTAAGCCGTTTGAATTACGGAAGAACGATCGTAACTACAAAACAGGTGATCTGTTAATCTTACGTGAATACGTGCCTGATCAGAACGAATATACAGGCTACACCTTAGTTGCGACCGTAACCTGTGTTGTTAAAGGTGAATGGTTAGCGCCCGATCATGTGGCACTCGGTATTCGGGTGCTAGACTAACTCTGCTTACGACGTACAGCATAATCACCGGCTAGAGGTGGGCATTGTGTACAGTGACCCACTTCCACGGCACCGAGTACTCTTGTCAGTATTCCGGTGCCGTCGCCGTTATCCTTGATAGAGATTTCGCAGCGACAATTGTTGAGGCATGTCTGTTTGCCTGGACGCATCCGATCATCTAGTTCCCAATCTCCCCAACGGCTATCAAGGTATGTGCCGCGTGTTGCCCCTGCGTAACTTGCCGCCCGCGCCCGTATCTGCTTCTCGCTCAACCGCTCAGCGCGTACATCATCCACAAAACCGCGCAGATAGTCGAGTTGGGTAGCAACCGCCTGCTTAATCTCTTCACGCTCGGCACGACTGAGTCGCTTCTCACTGATCAAGTTCTTATCGAGCGGGATATTCAAGCGCTCGGCAATCCCGGCTAACGTGGCCGCTGTATGCCCGCGTGTAATCGCCCGCTGCATGTTTCGTTCCCAAACATCAATCGAGCCGCCTGCAAGCAATTGATCGGTTGCCTCAGCAATCAGCGTGCGTGTGAGCGCATCTAGTTTGAGGAGATCAGCGGGCATAGGTTATTCAAAACTCTCAACACGGACACGTTGTTGCATATATGCGCCACATCGGCAGATAACGATACAAGAATAGATAAATGGCAACCCTCTGGCGTGACATCCACACACAGGGCAGATGATATAGAAATATGTTTGGATATGCATTTTATTTCTTCTCTGCCTGTATCAACTGTACCCACTCCATAGCATCCACTAACTCAGCATCGATCAATTCATCCAGATCGGAATCGTCCGCCTTGGTTTCAACCACTGCTGTCTCAGGCGTAATTATTGGCTGCTCAGGCGTGTCAACCTCTAGTTGCTTCTCATGCTCAGACAGACCATCAATCGCTTGTTGCTCTTCGGTAACGTATCGCTTATCAATAATATCCTGATCGGCGAGCATGGCTTGCGCTTGCGGATCGGTCAACAACCCGCGCTCATGCACCTGCAAGATATTCGTTGTTTCGATCTGTTTGACCTCAGCTTCCGCCTTGCGCGCCTGTAAGTCCTGCGTGACAAAGAACAACGTCGTATCTTGCGGAATGATCCAATCATTCAGGAGATGCGTAAAGGTTTGCTCAAACAGCACACCCGCCCGCTGATCGCGGTACGCCTTGAGGGTTTCGGACTGCCGAGACGTGCCGCCTAGTTCACCACCGACCAAGGGCGCTAAGACCTGCGGATCGATACCCGCCGCATTGGCATAGGTATTCAGTGCCCAGCCGCGTTCCTCTTGCGGGTTGTGGTTTTCAGGAAAACCCTTGAGCGGAATGCTGATATGTTGGACCTCACGTCCAAGCATTCCGCTAATCACGCTACCTAAATACTTGCGCGCAAACAAGCGACCCTGCTCACTATCGGCCTGTTTCGCCGTCATGGTTGCCGTATCGATCATATCCGTAATCTGAATATCATCGATACCAACCAGAATCTCGATACTGTGAATGCCTGAGCCGGTGATTTTTTCGTACACATCGCGCTCGATCGCCGCGAGTTTGCAGATCTGGCGCCACGCCATTTGGGTACTGCACTCGCCACGGCCTAAGTCTTCCCGCTCACTGCTCGGATTCATGGCGGCAAATACCACCGTATGCGCGGGCATGACATGATCATAGCCGCGTGCATCGGTGTAGATGACGGGAAAGTCAGGATCGCCCGTGCGCTCACAGTACAGGCTATCAAGCCAGTGGATATTCGTGATACGCGATGCTGCGGAACGGGAAGCGCGTTCTAGTTCGATAAACATGCCGTTGTTGGTCTGCTGAAAGTCTTTCTTGAGCCGTGGCAACAGATGCGACTTCCAACCGTGCCCCGCAAAGTTGAGTAGATTCTTCCAATGCGCTTTCTTGATCGGCCCGACATTGCTAATCTCAAAATCCACGCCGACATCTTGCGCGATACTCGCGGTCATGGCACACGCCCACAATGATTCGTAGCGCGTGGCCCGCCGAAAGATGCGATCCGTTTCGCGTGTCCAGGGACGATCGGTCAGTTCATACGGGAGCGCCAGCGTATCGCCGAGTTGTTCGCCACCATAGCGACCCACGGGCATCAAGATATGAAAGCGCCCGACGCCCGAACGCGGATCGTCGGCGTAGTCATTGGCAGTAACGGATTTGCGGTAGTCTGGTGCAAGCGTCATGCAGTATTAGCCTCGGAGTGCCTTATCAAAAACGCCTGATTCAGTGAGAACACCACTATGCTTAAGCGTTTCTTCAAATTGTCGCCGCGCAACGTTTACCAATGTCTCAATAGTTACTTCTGGCAATGATTGCGTATGACGAGAAACACGCGGATCGGTTAATGTACGATACACGCTCTTCGCAACGTGCATAGATAAGTGTTCAATTTCACGATCATCATAGACATACATGGTTTTACCCTCTCATATCGACATAACGCAAGCATAGCATACTCGCGCCTGCCGTGCAACGGGGAATATTGATACTTGACGTGGTATCGTGATTCTGGTATAATTGAGAGGTTCTAAGGAGATGGTCAATGTTTCGTATCGTGTATATCTGCAATGTTCAAAATCTGCCCTGGTCAAACCAAGAGTGTGAAATCCAATTCACCACCGGCTACGCTTTTGAGGCGTATGAGCGATGGGCGGTCAATCGCGATGTGAGCAACGTTCGCTTGCAACAATATTCCAATGAATACGGTGGTTGGAAAACGTTGAAAGGCAACGATCATGCCGACTAGCCTCAACACTCAACGCATCATCGACACGCTGCGATCTACACCTTGGCCGTGGATTATGCACGAACGTGACCGCTACTTTGGTTGGGCCTCTGGTGAATGCACGCCATTTACTGCTGTGACTATCGAGAAAGATGGTAGTACGGCTACCATGTCTTGTGTGTTCTCGCCCGACCTCCCCGAACACATCGCAATACGCAACATGAACTATTTGTTGGTCTTTGTGGCGGCGGCTGGTGCGCCGGATGCCCTCGATTGGGTTCTCGGACGTGTCAAGCAAGCATTGGCAGCAGATACCTATCGACGGTCTATTGTCGTCAATCAACGACACATCTATTTACAGATTGATACACAACGCAGCTTGACGACGGTCACGATCAGGCCGTGCAACGCGAGGGTGTATGTTCTGCCAACTCTGTACTAAACCATCACATCTCGGTGCTAAACTGCGAGTAGCAATCGGTGATGTGTATATCTGCTGCGACTGTATCGAGATGATTCACAACCAGATGCAGTTAGCCAAAGCAAAAGAGAATAACCATGCCGAATAGCCTCAACACCCAACAGATGCTCACAGAAGCATTTAATACCGCTGCTATAGCGATAGGGAATATGGCGGTCGCTTTTCGCGTGCTTGGTCCATACTACGATGAGGCATTAATCACATAGATCGATAGCGAGAAGAAAGCCCACCGACGCCGACAGATCGTCAACGCACTGAATCGAGTCAAGCCATGAGTACACTCTATCACACAGTCTATATGTCGATTGCCGGATATGTCGAAGATTCAGATATGGACACGGCAACCAAATGCATCGTTGAGTTGATCGAACAAGAACGCCGCGCCGCTGCTGAGGCGATGCGGGAGCGGTGTAGCACTGTAGCGCATGAAGCCTATCAGCGCGCTAGCACCGAAGAAACAACGGAACTTGCAGATAGCATTCGCTACAAAATCAACAATCTACCACTCGACAGCGACGGAGGGGCATAGATGAAAGTACATCCGCGCACACTCTTGGTGCAACAAGTCAGCAGCGAAGTATCACTAGCCATCTTAGCCGTACTCGAAAAACACGAACTAACCTATATCGAAATCATCAAAATCCTAAACGATCAGCAGGCGTCATACCTCAAGTATGCACTCCGTGCAGAGCGGCACCCTGACAAGCCTGCTGATCGGGAGTAAGCTAAATCTTGACTGTGCCACTAAACGAAATCGGCTGCGCTAACCGTTGCTGCAACTCGGCAACGGTTAGTCGTAAACTCTCATGCATTTCGTATTGTGTCCGCGCTTTTGCATTCGTATCAGCAAGTGCGGCTTGCAACTCGGCAACCTGCTGCTTCAGTTCGACAAACGGATCGGGCTGTGGCTCAGGATTCATCTTGACCTGATAGGTGTAGTTGTACGGGTTGACGAATAGCTGACCCTTCTCAAACGCTCGGAAGAGCAGCGGGATATCATCAGTGGTGTTTGTGACTTCAAATCGTCCCTTTGGCGCACCAAGATCGAGCACAGGCGGCTTGATTGGCCCCCCACTGTAGCTATAATCCATTGCCAAGCGCAGACTGGTCTTCTCGCCAGCAATCAGCAAGTACCGCGCTGTCTCATACGCGATCCGTTCGGCACTATCTTTGCTGCTTAGATGTAGCACGCAGATCAAGTACTTACCCGCATCCACGACCCGCTGCGCCCGATCTAGAATACGTACACTAACCGCAGGCGTAAACTGCGACCGCATATTCAGCCACGGACTGAGCGCCTCTAACATCACCACATCTAGTCGCTTGACCAGCTCGTCAATATTCCGTTTCGCAAACCAGTCGCCGATGACATTGGCGCCGAGCAACGCATCCTTGCCCATGATCAAGCGTCCAATGTCGAAGAACTCTAGCCACTCCTCATAGTACAGGTGGGCCTGATCACCGCCCGCATACTCCTGCGCAGGCGTGGACTTGAGCACTTCCTCGATTTTGCTGTCATCGGCGCCGACGTTATCGATAAAGGCGTTGTTCGGCCAAGTGTACGATTGATTCGTGCCGATGGTGTAGGCGCGCTTATGAATGCCCGCGAGGAGCGTCCAGAACGTCTTAGCGGCGTACTTCGGACGAATCAGATAGAACGTACGGCCTTCATCAGTAACAAACAGCCGCCGTCCATCAGGACCGTGCAGGAAGTTCTTTTCGTCGCTGTGGAAGGAGTCAACAAACTCAGACAACTTAAAGGTTGCGCCATTCCGCCAGGTGCCACCATAGCCCCAACGACCATCACGCCACTTGGTAAGCTGCGCCGTGGTAATGACGACATCACCGCGTACCAACTCGGCGGGACCTTCCAGCTGCGGCAACGCATAGCGCATTTTCAAAAGCACATCAATGAGCATGGACATCGCACGCTCATCAAATGACTGACCGATTACCACATCAAAGCCGGTCAACTCCTCGACTATCTCAGGCTGTGGCCGGTAAAAGTAGGCTTCTCCATATGACATTATGTGAACTCCTTTTTGTCTAGTATAGCAGATACGTCAAGATTGCCTATTGACAGATGTATGAGTATCTGGTATCATTAGGTATCAAGTAAAGGGGATATGGATATGTGGGATTATACGAAGATTGCTGAACTTCGGCGCGACGGCTGTACCGATGAGGAGTATCAATTGTTGGTCACGATTGCCGAACATGCTATTCGAGCATATGAGCGGTATAGCAACCCTGACGAGCCACACAATAAGGGTTCGTATCCCCCGCGTTGGCAGATCGGTTGGGCTATGGGTGATGACTTACGACAAGCGCTAGAACAAACGAAATAGAATAACCGTTGCCCTCGGTTCGGGTGCAATGCCGGATACAATAAGGAGATATAAGAACATGGGTAAGCGTCCAGATAGAGTGTATAAGAAGAATGCCCAACGCGGCGCGATCACTCGGCAATGTCCGAAGTGTCAGCGCAAGGCCGCGATTTCGCGTGAAAACAATGGATACGGCAACGATCGAGTTGGATATACCATCATCCAGCATCGGAAATGTCGCTGGTGTGATTTTGATGAATGGGTAACAACCGAAACTGCCAAAAAGACGAAGACAACTAAGCGTATCGATTTAGAAACCGAGATCATCGAATCAACTTAGTACCGACTAACCTGCCGAATACACCGGCTGGCGGTTCGGAACTAGACGAGCACTACTTGTCATAAGGAGATCAACCATGCATAACGGCAAGATCACCATCAGTCGTTTCTCAAGCACCAATACCATTCAAATCCAGATCACAGATAGCACATCGGGGATTGAGTTTCTTCGAGTAGAGTTGGACGCTGAATCGCTGGGGCTTGCGCTTACCGGGCTTGGGTATCAAACATGTCACTTCCATACGAATGGCCTAGACAAGATCGGCAAACACCGCGAGACGAAAACTGAAGTTGTATTCGTACCAACACCAAAGAGTTATCAAGCAGACGATCGCGCTACCGCCGCAAAAGCAGCCATTGCCCCATATGAGGTTGATGGATGGATCGGTTATGTCGCTGATGCGATGAACCCTCACAAGAGCAGTCGCTATAAAGATGGTGTTGCGGCTGAAGGTGGACAGTGGTACACCGTAAGTTTCGCGCGATTTGTTTAAGGAGATGGTATGAGAACCGCACAAGATAATCATCCCTACTGCGATGAATGCCATACGGGATACTCGAATCGGAAGTATATCGACTTCTCCAATGGACTGACCTATTGTAGCGACTGCCTGCGCGCCGCTGTGCAGATGTTGGAGCAGGCGCCATCAAAAGAACGATCAATCACAGATAATTGCGACTATTGCGGACGCTCACCCGGCTTTTGTCAATGTCGATAAGGAAACACCATGACCACAGCACATAAAGTGGCAATCATCACCTTAGCCAACGGACAGACAACGATTGTGGACTTCACAGAACTGCGATTGCAGCGCGTGCAATTCGGCGGCATGGTCTTTCGGCATGATGAAATTCAGGCAATCGAGATCAAAGATCCAACGACTGAGGATGAACAAGAGCCAACAATCCATGCACTGCTGATAGCCATCATCCTGCGCTATCAGCAAGAACGCGAGGAACTACAGACGCAGGTCTTCACGCTTCGAAATGCACTTGAAGTCTATAGCGATCTTAATAAGTACTATGATCGCTACGGCCATACAGAAATTGACACAGACGTAGCAACAGAAGCATTGAACGCCACAGCCTCACATGCTACACATTGCTATGCTGGGCGCGATGGTGAATGCAATTGGTCTGAGTGCCCACAAAAACGCGACTATCAAAAGATGTGCCCGTTGCACACCGAGGATGAAGAACTATGACCACAGCACCACTCACCCCACAGGAGATCTTATGAAAAACCTATATATCCTCATTGCATCAGCAATCCTCACAACCATAGGGGGTTATGGCATCTATGATGGTGATAAACACAATAACTACATTGAACTACTCATCTCTTCCATTATTGTGTTTATCTTTGGCATGATGTTTTTTGGCGCGGTCTTTGCCGTAATCGGAGGATGGGCATGATTGTAGCACTCACCCCACAGGAGCGGCAGGACCTCAACGCCTGGCTTGCTGAGCATGTGTATCATCTTCCACAAAGCGAATGGGAGATACCATGCGAAGTCAAACAACATACCATCAGTAATAGTGGTAACTTCTGTTATGAATGCCGGATCGTACCAATACCAAAACCACCCGACTACGCAGACGATTGGAGATATGCCGGGCCGCTGTTCGATCGGTATCCTGGCCTTGTCTTGATGAACAACGGCAACTATTACGCCTGCACATTTGGGACACAATCAATCCGAGGCACCACCGGCCCCGAAGCTATCGCCAAAGCCGTCAAGGCATGGGAGGAATCAAAGCGATGAATGAAGTCGAACTAAGAATGTTTGATGCTTGGATCGCAGAACACATCGAGGGCTGGACAGATATTCATCATATGCCAACAGCGAACAAATGGGCACAATGGCGCGGTGTGTATCAGGGACGGAAAAGGCCAATACCCCACTGGCCGCGAAAGCCTGGAAGGAACAACAATACGCTATGAATGCGCACGAACAGACAAACGCCGCCCTTGCCCGCTGGGTGGGGTGGAAACTTTGGGATAAAGCTTGGCATGAACCGGGCAACCTACACTTACCATATAACAACGATCCAACACATGCATACTACTTCAACCCAATGCAGCGGCTCGATCATGCCTGGATGTGTATGGAGTACGGCAAAATCAAGATGACTACAAACCAACGGCGTTCATTCTTGACACGACTTGCACAGATTGTTGCAGGTGATCCATTAGCAGAAGACGCGGCACGCATGATCTGCGAGGCGATTATTGAGATTGCGGGGACTGAGGTATGAGCACGATTTATATTATCACCAGCGGCGAATATTCCGATTATGGTATTCGCGCTGTGTTTACTGACAAAGCGTTGGCAGATGCATATATCAACATGTATGGCAACACGGGCTATTACAATGATATGTCGATCGAAGAATGGGAAGCCGATCGCTTTGCTGAAGAAATGCGCCAAGGCCACGCCATCTACCGGGTGCAAATCTGGAAAAGCGGAGATCTCTACAATTGTGAACGTGACGCTTCTCTACCCGACGCGCAAACAACTATTGGTATCGTTCGCTGGGCAAACAACCAAGAACTTCTAACGACGATTGTTATTGCTAAAGACGAACAACACGCAATCAAGGTGGCGAATGAGCGCCGCACACGATTGATTGCAGAAAATGAATGGAAGGTCGGTCTAGCCAAATAACTGCGCCGCCCGGTAACTACTCTGACTCAGGGCCACGGACAAGTCAATTTTCCTTTTCTCTTCCCTTTTGACGATCCTAATGGCCCTGCCCTCCTTTACCCCAATCTCTTTTTTCTGATCACTGCTTGACAAATGTTCTCGTAGCACATCAGCACCATCTAGACTTTCATCCCAGGCAATCCCACGATCAAGGATACGATCGAGCAGCGCGCCGTCTGCCAATACGCGCTGCGTGGCCTGGCTAAACTCCTCACAAAACAGCGCACCGCCGCGAATCTTGACGCTACGAGGATTCCACCATTCCTTGCGATACTCGCCCGAACGGCCTAACCGCTGGGCCATAAATTGCAACATGGCGGGATCGTAGCAGATGACCTGCACCGCGTACGCATTCCACAGCCAGCGCAGATAACTTTCAACCTCTTCCCCGTCGATCTGCTCTCCCGCTTTGGCTTGCCAGGTCTTGACCACGCGCACGGCCTGTCGTGTTCGGTCGGTCGGATGTCTGCTAATTCCAACGACCGCAAAACAGTCTGAGGCACCTGCCTTACGACCGAACGCCCCGTCAATGCCAATCACCAGTTGCGTACGCCGATCGGGCGGCGGGATGGTGCCGCGTGGCTCTTTGCAGGCATCCCACAACGCCATATCCGGCAGATAGCTTTCTTGACTGCCCTGGCTCCACTGGTTACGATGCACACGATTAAACTCCGAGGGCATCAGCGTGGCACGCTCAGCAGCATAATACTCCTCAGATTGCCACGGCAGGCGTGGAACCGTATTCCACAACGCAAACAGACGCGCGTTGGGGCTGGCGTAGAGTTCAAGATCAGGATCAAGGCGCTGTCCATTCAGCACGGTTTGATCATACAAATTCCACAGCAGATTGCTCTCACCCTCAAAGCCTGCGTAGGTTTCTACCCACCGCTGCGACTTGCCAAACTTATTCGGTGGCAAGGTGGATTCTGTCCACATGCGCTCTTGCGCTTTACTATGCGCGCCCCACAACTCGCTAAACACGACCATATCAGCGTTTGAGCCAGCTTCGCCAGTTGGATCGATCGGGATCGCTTCAATAAACGTGTTGTTGGGAAGCACGGTCTTATAGTTCTTGACCTGACACACAGCACGCAGATCAGGATTAAGTTCAATCGCCCGACGCATATAGTACGCCACGCGGCTATCGGCCTGCTTCAAGTCATTGGCGATAATGTAGATCGATCCCCAACCGTCAAGCGCGTCAACCTGGAAGGCACGGTACAGACCTACTGCCGCAACAAGCGTGGACTTTGCACTCTTCTTAATATCGGAGTAGATACAGGTGGAATAAATAAAATCACCCGCATCATCGGTACGCAATGCTTCACGGATAGCTTGCGCTTGATGCGGGTAGATGTGGATAGGTCCACGCAGCTCAGGGATATAGAAATGCGTGGTGATCCAGTCGATCGGATCAGGGTTGAGGAAGCGAAAAGCAGCAGGATTTCTACCCCGCTGCTCCATCTTTGCTATTTCGATTTGATCGGCAACAGGGAGTAAATGCTTATGCGTTGTCAGTGAGGGCGGCAAGGATTGACGCTGCATCTACTTTCGCTCCATCCGTTTCTGACTGTGCAAACTTGAGCCAATCTAGTAAATCTTTATCGGTCTTGATCTTGCCATCAGCAACCATTTGCCGAATAACACGCTTTGCCAATCGCAAGCGCTCAGCACGGCTTGCAATATCAGTCATAAGCGATAACCGATCAACCTCTTGATTGAACTCGGGAATATCAAGCCAACGATAGACCGTTCGCTCATTAATGCCAGCCTCTTCGGCTGCCTCAGCACGAGTTTTGCCATTAGCAAGCGCAACCGCAACCATATTAGATTTTTCAGTCCACTTAAAATCTGACATAACTATGACTTCCGATAGTCAATTGCTTTTGCCTGTTTTCGAGAATTGCAACGACCGCATAACGGCTGAATGTTGTCAATCGAATTTGAACCACCTTTTGAGAGTGGCACGATATGATCTACTGTCAATGATATATCAGGCTCTTGCAGATTACAAGAGAGACAACGATAATCATAATAGGCTTTAAGTGCAGTCCACTCTTGTACCGTATAACTCCCCTCAGCAGATCGAAGGCGAGCACGGCGGCGCTGATGCTGGACAGCATGTTGAGCACGATTCAGACGTTTCCAACGTCGGCTATTTTCTAAAGAGCGCGCTCGATTATTTTCATGCCAAGCATTCGCACGCATTTTACGAAAATCAGACCGTCGAAGATAATAGATACGCGCTCGGATACGAATGCGTTCTCTGTTCTTTTCTCGTGTGCGCTGCTGATACATACGAATGCGATCAGGATGCGCCTTAGCCCACGCTTGTTTATAGGCTGCGCGATACCCTACTGGACGTGGTTTGCGACGGCGTTCATATTCCTTGTGCAGATCGGGATGATTACGCCGACTATCGCGCATATATCCAGCACGACAAGGACGGCACCATGAATCATGTCCATCCTTTGATCGTTTCGCTTTTGGAAAATCAACAAGAGGGCGAATGAGAGAACAACGTGTACAAACTTTTGAGGGTGTGGTATCATGAAGGTCCATAGGACGATCCTCCTGTGGCGCGCTGCGGATGTTGCAACCATCGCGCAGCATTTATATTGTCTGTCTATTATACCACACGGCTACGTCCCAACAATCCCCAAATCATCCTCAAGCCGTGCCCACACGTCCCACCACAGCGGCGGCATACAGTGTGGCGTGTAGCGTCCATCGGCAATCGCCTGCTCACACAAACGGCGAAAGGCGTCAACGCGGGCTTTCAGATCACGATCCACTACAAATGATCCCCAACACGGCGCCCACCATCACCGAGCACCTTTGGCGAATCCACGGGCGGCTGAAACGTCACCGGCTCAACGGTAAAGTAGATCCGTAAGATAATCGTCAACACGTTGCTTGCCAACGCGATCCAGGCCGCATAGGCTGATACTTCGGGCATCTGCCCAACCACTGCAAGAATCATAATCCCAGCAGTGATCGCGTTGAGCCAAAATGTTTTGCTGGCAAAGACAGGTTTCATTTACGGACAGTCCTCACGAATAACCACCGACCGCTCATAATTACTATAGCGATAAATACCCGTGCGCGTCAAGGCCGTCACACCACGCTGATACGTGAGCGTTTCGCCTGCCTGTACAGCAATCGACACATAGCGACCCGTCGCAGGATCTTCATACTCATACGTATCCGGCACCACAAACCCTTGATCGATCACCCGATCAACCGGGTCATTCAGATTGAGCGTTTGTGCGTAGTCAAACTCGGTACGAACCGTGGCCCGCCGCTCCTCAGATCGAAACGTGACGGTGCGGGTACCGGATGCTGGGACCTGGCTAATCACAATGCGATAGCGAATCGGCACCACATCACCAGGACACGCGGCAACCGGGCCGGGATTGGTATCGGCAGGCGTAAACTGCACAGCAGGACCGACAAATGACGGAAACAAGATGATCGCAATGACGATCACCACCACAACAACATTGCCCCAAAAGATTCGATTTTGGGTTTTGCGGTCCATCGGCACTAGGGACCTCCGATGCTGGTAAGCTGCGCAATCACGATCGCAATAATCACGGCCCACATGCCGAGCACCATCCATTGACCGATCCGAAAGCGATCCTTCTGATCCGAAAGTTGTTGCTTGGCGTCCTGCCATTCTTTAGCGGTAGGCATCTCAGTCATACGCTGTTCAAGTTTATTGAGACGCGGACGCACACCCGGCACATCCTCATTCGGATCGCCATTGATCAAGCGGCGCAATCCTTGAAACTCCGCTTGCAGTTCTTGCCGTAGGGCTGCGATGTCGCCATGCGTAGCAGGCTGTTGCGGTTCCGGCACAAGACCATCCTCTAGCGTATCGAGCATAGGGGGAAGTGCTCCCGTTGCTGCTATCATAAACGAGGCCGCAAGTTATGTCAAGAGGGGAGGCGAAAAAGAGGCAAAAAGAAAAAGCGTGCCGTTCGGGTTCCAATCTCAGGCACGCTTTCTATCAAGGAGCCAGGTGCGCTGGAGGAACACCTGACACAAAGAGTATAGCACAACCTGACTTAAACAACAAACCACCCTTCTGGTGCTACAGTCACCCACATGGCGGCTAACGACGATTCGTCGGCTTTCGCAATCAGAAGAATGGTTGTGGGATTGATGGAGCCAAGGAACTTGTTACCTTCTTGTCGCACAATCGAGACGGTTGGAGCCGTCGAAGGTTTCCACCCGATGGAGTATCAATCCATAAAGATGATAGCACAAACATCGAACAATCGCAAGTGCTCTACATCCACAGGATTAGACACAGCAACGCGACAGTACCGTGCAGTACTGCTACAAAACCACGCCGCCCGATCCTGGATGCTGTACAAAGGATCAAAAGGACCAGGCGGCATGTCCGAATGCCCGTCGCACACGCATTGTAGCATGGAAGTCAAGTATTGACGTGGATACTATATTCTGGTAAAATAGTGTATTGACATGAAAGGATAAACATGGACAGGAAACCAAAAGCACTCGACTTATTCTGCTGTGCTGGCGGGGCCGGGTATGGTCTGATGCTTGCAGGGTATGATGTAACGGGCTATGACATCGAACCACAGCCGCGCTACCCTGGTCGCTTTATCCAGGGGGATGCATTTGACGTGCTCAAAGTGGATCTGTCTGCATACGATCTGATCTGGGCATCGCCAAAATGCCAGGCACATAGCCGCATCACACCAACAGCCCATAAAGCAAAGCACGAAGTTCAGTTACCGCGTGTCCTTGAAATCTTACGCGCTCAATCGACACCCTATATCGTTGAGAACGTCGAAGGCACTCAGATCTACATGAACAATCCGATCTTCTTATGCGGCACGATGTTTGGCCTGAATATCTGGCGGCATCGCTGGTTTGAGATTGGCAATGTCGATACTTTTTTTATGTTACCGCCGTGCAATCATTCAGGCATTCCCGTGCTGATTTCAGGCACACCGCGCCGAAAAGGCATGAAGCGCATCGAACCATCGGTACAGCAGCGCCGCGATGCAATCGGCATTCAATGGATGACTGGCAAAGAATTAGACCAGGCAATCCCGCCAGCCTACAGCAAATTTCTAGGCGAACAAATTTTGAGGAGTACACTCGTATGCAGTTAACGTACACCTATCACATTATGAAATGGACCAAAGAGCGCACGGGCCATGCCGATATCACCATCCGCAATGCGCTGAAGCGGGGAGAGTTGGTCGCGGCAACGACGGTTGACGGCTTTCTCTTGTTTCCTGAGTGGACGATCAAGGCAGACGGCACGTATCACATTAACCATGATACCCGTGCCTGGGAAGAACTACACTACCTAAGCGAATGCTATACGCTGTCCGGCCTCAATCGGAAGATTGGCAGTCGATCCTATGTCCACACCCAAACCCTGCTCAAACAACGCAAGATTGACACACTCAAGGTTGACCGCTATGTGCTGGTGCATAAGAGCGCACTTGACGTGCTGCCCAAAGCGGACACACAGCGCGACCGTAAGCGCGGCGAAAAAACACATTATGAGGATAGCCGCTGGACGCTGGAAGTCCGCATTTCTAAGCGCGGTTATGACTGTCTAGAAAAACTCCGGCAGCGCGTGATTGCGGGGATTGATGTCACACCGATTCAGGCCAATAGCGCCGTCGTGTTGACTGGACTGAAGACCGCGCAGCACGGGATCGATGCGGATGTGCTGTCCGCGTGGCACGAGAGCTATGGCGACATTCACAAAAAGAACTTTGTGCGCGTCTCATTCCAAAAGCGACATATCGATCTGTTTGAAGCGATCCGCACCGCGCACGATCTGAATCAGGCGCAAACGATCGATTTGGGCATCCATCTTGCAGGCTTGACAGATAGTCATGTATCTGGTATGATTGATGAGAAATAAGTAAAGGAGATTAAAACCATGATCAACGAACCACTAATTACCGTATCGTGTGATAGTGATGGTTGCCGCAACAAAAGCGAGTACGAACTAACAGCGCTGGCTGGCGGCGGCTGGGATGATCGGTATCTCGAAAAGTACATGGAAAAAGACGGTTGGACATTCGACGGCGATCTGACATACTGTGATAATTGCTCAGAGGATCGTGCCAATGCTAACCACTAGCTACAACCGCGCACAGCAGCAACTCTGGCAGGCGGAGCGACGCTTGACCATTGGCGGCTTGACGGAAGAGGAGCAGGCGGATCAAGAAACGATCTACGGCCTTGCGCAAGAACGCCTAGACGAGATTGAGCGCGAAAGCGACTATCGTATCATGCAGGGATACAAAGGATTCTAATCATGAGCAACACAGCATTAGCAGCACGCGAGACGGCAGACTTGTCAATCATGGAGCAGGTGATTGTCAAAGGTGATTTGGCCCAACTACAACCGCAAGAGCGTGTCCAGTACTACAACGCAGTTTGCCAGAGTGTTGGGCTTAATCCGCTCAGCAGACCCTTCGACTATATCAGCCTCAACGGCAAGTTGACACTCTACGCGAAAAAAGACGCAACCGATCAACTCCGAGCAATCAATCATGTCAGCATTGATGAACCGCGCCGTGAAGTTGTCGAGGGTGTGTATGTGGTCACAACAACCGCACGAATGCGCGACGGTAGAACAGATACCAGCATCGGCGCGGTCAATATCGAAGGCTTGAAAGGTGAAGCCAAAGCCAACGCCATGATGAAAGCAGAGACGAAAAGTAAACGCCGCGTGACGCTTTCAATCTGCGGTCTTGGTTGGCTGGATGAAACGGAAGTTGAAACAATTCCGAACGCAGGCTATCGCAAAGTGGACACAGTAACGGGCGAGATTCTGGACACTGAGACGAAATCAACAACCCAACGCGACACCGCCATTCGTGCCCAGGAGCACAACCCCAACTCCCTCGAAGATGCACGCGCCTTCTATCTCACGGAATTAGAGCGCTGCCGGGATCTGAATATTGATCCGAGCATCTTACCTGCCGATAAGAAAGCCAAATACGATCGCGCTGTGATGCTCAATCCTGTTGCTGAGGGCATAGACGCGGGCAAGATCAACAACGCCGCAACGTTCCTCAAACGTACCGCTGATTGGTACGAGTCATTAGAGCAGCCTGAGACGGCAGAAGCGGTTGATGCATGATCGTTGCCGTCCTGCTCCTGCTCTCAGCCATTATCGCGCCGTCGCCTGTGATTCATACGGGCGCGGCGCAACACACCAAGATCGACCGCGTGACGGCTATCCGCATCAAACGCGCTGAGCTGCCCCGTACAGCGTGGAACTATGCATTACGGGTATCTTCGCCCTATGGACGGCTTGGCGACCGCTGGAAGATTTGCAGCAAGCAAAACGGGCGGTGCTATGTTGGGTATCAAGTGGATGTGAGCGCGGCAAAGGATATTCCGTATCAGCAGCGTACCCAGGCCGGGATTGAGATTCCGCCACAGTGGTACAAAACGCTGGGCTGTAGTACCAAGGAACCGCCAAAGCGCTGCCAGGTCACGATTACGAGGCTACGATGAAACCGATCTTGAAGTGGGCCGGGGGCAAGCGGTCACTTATCCCCACTTTGTCCACACTCTATGCACCGTACCGCGATCACCCATTTGTCGAGCCGTTCGCAGGCGGTCTAGCGATGAGTCTTGGTCTTGAACCTGAGCAGGTGATTGGCAATGATGTGAATCCGCATGTAATCAACCTGTATCGACAAATTCAGCGCGGTCTAACCATCACGATTTCAATGATAAACGATCGGGCGGTCTATGAAAATCATCGTACTCGATTCAACAATTTGATTGCACATGACTATCATCACACATCGGAAGCCGCACAACTCTTCTACTACCTCAATCGTACGGGTTTTAACGGTTTGTGCCGATTCAATAGCAAGGGCTTCTATAACGTTCCGTTCGGCAAATATGCCAGCATTACCTACGCGCAGAACTTCAATGACTATATGGCTGCGATGACTGATTGGACGCTCTGTTGCAGTGACTTTGCGCAGTTAATCATCCCGAAACATGCGTTTATCTACGCCGATCCGCCCTACGATACCGAATTTACGACCTATAGCGCGGGCGGCTTCTCATGGCAGGATCAAGAGCGCTGCGCCGCCTGGTTAGCCGCACATCCCGGCCCCGTCGTGGTATCGAATCAGGCAACCCCACGTATTTTGGATCTCTACCGATCGTTTGGCTTTGCGATCCAAGAGATTGACATGGCACGGCGCATCAGTTGCACGGGCGATCGAACACCAGCCCGCGAGATGCTGGCAACTCGGAATATCGAACAGATCGCACCGATTGAACACACAAGACAACTTGCCTTGCTCTAACCCCGTATCCTTTCGCCCCGTCCCACGTTCTAATCAGTAACAACGTATCACCACGTCCACAGCCCACATGCTTGCCCCGCGTGTGGGCTTTCCATTTGACATATGATCTATAAGTGGAACTATAAATTATCCTTATGATACAAACAGCATGGGATATGCTATAATGGTTGTAGGCCGCTCCACAATAGCGCGCAGACATAAAATAACTAGATCGGTATGAACGGTGTGGCAGCGGTTCATACACAGATCGCACTAGTTCATATCGCTTCTAGTTCCTGCCTTGTTTGGAGTACCTGCCACTACTCCAAACAAGGCAGGTTGTTTTATCACCTATGACACACCTACACTCTACAAAATGCTACCTATGATCGAAGAAACTATTCTCGGTCGCATGTTTCGTGAAACAGAAGTTCGTACCGCTGCATTCAAACGGCGCGAATTGTTGATCGAACAAGGTATTCCCCCTGCACCGATTCCAACCATGCCGATCGATCAGGCGCAGACCCATATCCGCGATCAGATCATGGCGTATCTGGCTGAGGAGAACCCACCGCACATGCTGTTAATCCAGGTGGATCCTGGTGCTGGCAAAACAACCATGCTCGTACAGATTGCCGAATGGTACGCCGAGCAGCAGCAATTTGCTGAGCATCAGAAACGTGTGTTTTGGGCTTTGCCGCGCCATGACCTGTATCCTGATGTGGTCAAACACGCACAAACGCCCGAATGGTGGTATCACTGGATACCACGGCGCGGCCTTGAAAAACAAGGTATTGATCCAACCTGCCGATATCACCAACAGATCGAAAAATGGATGGCACGCGGCTATAACCCTCGCGACTACTGCGAAAACAAGCGCATTTGCGGTTTTGATTATATGAACAAAGAATGCCCCTATTGGGCGCAAAAAGAGATTAGACATCCGATCGTCGTCGGTGTGCATCAGCACATGGTTACAGGGCATATGCTCATGCAACAAGTGGGTCTGGTGATTGGCGACGAATACCCGATCGGCATGTTTGCGGGCGATCTGTGTATTCCAGCTCGATATATCATGCCGCGAGATATGCCACAGGATGAACCGTTTACCGAAATCGTAAGCATCATCCAAAGCCTTGCTCTTGATCAACAGGATGGTGTTATTTGTGGGCGCGAATTACTTGATCGGTTAGGCGGTCCTGAGCATGTGCTTGAATCGTGCCGATTGTTTGAGGAACTAGCGGAAGCAGAACAATCACGCGAGATCAAGTTACGCAGTCCTGATCAAGTAGAGAACGCACCATATAAACACATTGGAAAACTGCGCGCATATTTAGAGCGGGAAAGCAGCGCCGCGCTTGATCCACGTCTTGCAGCCGGATACATCACACGGCTGAGTATTAAGGATCGGATGCTTTGCTACGCTACACGCAATGAAATCAAAGATCATTTTGCAAAAACGCATATGATTTGGCTGGATGCGACGGCTGACAAAAAAGCCTATAAAACAGCATTTGGACGTGAGGTTGAAACAGTTAAGGTCAATATTCAAAAGCAAGGGAAAACCTACCAAATGTGGTCAAGTCTCAATAGTCGGCATACCATGTTTGAACATGATCGCAAAAGTAAAACCACAACACCGACACAACATGCTCATAAAATCAAAGATCAAATCCGCTGGATTATTCGCACAAAACACTATACAAACCCCCTCATTATTACCTATCAAGTGCTAGAGTCGTTCTTTGCCGATCTCGGACAAACAGCGGGGCTGAGTGCCAATCGAGGCACCGATCGCTTTAATGGCTGCGATGCTGTGTTTGTGGTGGGCAGACAAGAGCCGAGCGGTGATTCAGTGATTAAGCTGGCAGAAGCGCTAGAGTTTTCGCGGATGCAACCATTTATTACAGATAAGATCGATCGTCATGTTGCATTTAACTATGTTGACCAAGAGGGTAATACCTACAGTTATCCAAAAACCGATTATTGGTTTGAACCATTGTTACAATCTCTTCTATGGCAGGTCAGAGAAGCTGAGATGCTTCAATCAGCGCATCGTGGTAGGCCAATCTGGAATCTGTGTGATATTTGGCTGTTTACAAATATTGCCGTTGATCAACTCCCATTAGATGGGCTTTATGATTTTGGCGAATTATGCCAAGCTCCACAAGGTATTAACGCAAATAAATGGCTTACCCTTGATGATTACGCGGAGCAAGCCTACAACAATGGAACGATCCTCACACCCAACACCTTGATTGAACATTTCGATATATCAGCACCCACCGCCCGCAAGTGGATTGCGGCGTTAGTCGAACGTTATCCCGATCGTTGGGAACTTGCTGCAATTCCTAAAACGGGAGGCAGACCGGGATCGGGATTAGTGCCGCGAGTCATCAAAAATAAGTAAAAGACTTTTGAAAGTTGCTTTATAAGAGTTCTTGCTTAAATATTAAAGCAACTTTCAAAAGGTAGGGAGACATCATCATGGAACTTCCAATTCGTTGGCTGATGAAACGTGTTGCCCAAGTCGTATCGCCCGAAGAACATGCACGGATTGTTCAAGAGTTAAGTGAGTATCAAAAACAACATATGTTTTACTCGCTTTGTAGAAAGCTAGAAGGGATTATTAAGAACTGGAAAGCTGAGTTAAATACCACCGTTCCCGATTCATACAAGACACGACTTCGATCTAACATTGCAGGCATGGAAAATCGCTTAGAGCATCTTCGCGCACATCCCGAAGAGTTTTTCAAACAATGGGAACGTAATTCTGATATTTACTATTCAGAAGAACTAGACGGGGATTGACACATATAGTTATATCTGGTATCATCGAATACAAGCAAAGGAGATACACAGATGCCAACCAATGAACCGCCGACCATATGCCCACTCTGCGGCGCGGATCTCGAAATCGACTACGAATACATGCAAAAGCACTATCTCTCAACCGATACGCTCCCGTGGCAACAATGGACATTTTATTGTACGAATGAGGATAGTTGTGGTGAGGCTGGTCCCTGGTCATATTTCCAGCGAGAGGAGGCACGCTAATGCAGTTGCGCGACTATCAATTGCAGACCATAGCCAACGTCAAGCGCGATTGGCAGCAGCACAGCGACGTATTAGCGGTCCTGGCAACCGGCCTCGGAAAAACCCAAGTTTTCCTACAACTTGTGATCGACATGCTCAGCCTTGACCCCACTAAACGCGCCCTGATCCTCGTACACCGTGCTGAGCTAGCGTATCAGCCGGTTGAGCGTATCGCAACGTTCTGGCCTGAATGGAAGTATCGCACGGGTATTGTGATGGCGGATCTGAATGAGTGCCGCCGCCCGATCACGGTTGCGACGGTGCAAACCCTCAGCAGTGAACGCCGCTTACAACAACTCTTAGTGCATGGTGCAATTGATTATCTCGTGACCGACGAAGCCCATCATGCGAATGCGGCGACCTATCTAGCACTCGTTGAAAAACTCAAGGCCCTGAATCCGAACTTGAAACACTTAGGTGTCACCGCTACGCCGCTCCGCGCCGATGGCGACGGCCTGAGCCGGGTATTCCAACATTGCAGCCATAAAGTTAGCATCAAAGATGGCGTCAAGGGGCGCTACCTTGTGCCGGTGAAAGCGCTTGCCATCAGCACCAAGATCAGCCTGAAGGGCGTGAAGTCGGCGCAAGGTGATTTTGTCCAGTCGCAACTAAAGCATGTGTTTGAAACCGATAACTGCCTGGATCTGGTTGTTGCCACCCATCAGAAGTACGCATTAGAACGACAGGCGATCTGTTTTACCGTGTCCGTCGAAGGCGCGCATACGCTAGCTGAAAAGTTTAACGCCGTTGGCATCAGCAGTGCCGCAATTGACGGCACCACGCCAAAGCAAGAGCGTAAGACTATCCTCCGACAATTCCAGCAAGGCGAGATTAAGGTGCTGTGTAACTGCATGGTCTTGACCGAGGGCTTTGACGCCCCTGCAATCAATGCCGTGCATATGGTGCGCCCTACAAAGTCCGATAGTCTCTACGTTCAGTGCATTGGACGCGGCCTTAGACCAGCACCGGAAAAAGAAGATTGTCTGATCTTCGACTATGCACCCGCTGAAACCCGGAATATTGTCATGGCGGGCGATGTGCTGGGCGTTCCTGCCGAGATCAAGAAAGAAGCCGAGAAGGCACAAGAGGAACTAGAACAAGGCGACGCATTTGCGGGCTTTACGTTTGATGGTGAGGCACGCGGCGTCGAAGGCGATCCGCTAGAACTCATTGCCCGCGAGTTGAATTACCTTGACATAACACCCTATGCCTGGGATAAGCGCGACGGGTATTTGGTGCTACCGATCCGACAGGGTAAGATCCTGGTTATTACGCCACTCAAGAACGATCAGGAGCGCCAATCGTTGCTCTTAGTTCAGAGCGAGAAGGGGAGGCCGTCACACGTTGAGCAGTTGCTCGATGGCCCGTTTGTCGATCTTACCGACTACGCGCAAGCCTATGCCGACGAACACGGCGATCCAACGTTCCAGGCCAAGGATCGCTCATGGCGTAAACGTGCCGTGACGGAGAAGCAGATCGAACTACTGCGCAAGTTTGGCTTCCGCAACGATACGATCTTCAAAATGACGGCAGATGAGGCGTCAAAAGTTATCGGCTGGCGGTTTACCAAGCAAGCGCTCAAGAACGCCCGATGGTTGTACTAAGGAGATGACGACAATGATCAACAAACCGATTGCGATGTATGCCGATGGGGGAGTGATTGAGAAAAACCCTTCCCCGATTGGTGGCACATTTGCCGTACGAATTATCCACGCCGACAACACGACCGAGCAACACTCCGGCATCATCTTGCCAAAGCACGGAATGCGCGGATTCGTCTCGAACAACATTAGCGAACTGGCCGCCGTGGTATGTGGGCTATCGAAGTTGCCCGATCTGTGGAGAGGGATTATCTATAGCGATAGTTGGGTAACGTTGCAACGCGTGTTCCACGGCGCGAAAATGAATAATGTTCCCGAATGGCTAGAGGATAAAATGCTGCAAGAAATGCAGCGACTAGAGATTCCGCGCTTTTGGGAACGGTTGACCTATCAAGAACAGTTGAAACGTCATGAACGGCGCGGTATCACGTACGTATTGTTGGATGGACACCCAACCAAAGCCCAGCTAGCAGAAGGCATCGGGAAACGTGGCAATCCGGTATCTGAGCATAATGTGTGGTGTGATAAAGAATGTCAACGATTAGCACGCGAGTACAAAGGGAGTGTAAGCGATGCCAAACACACCGCTCTTTGATCGTTTGGTTGATCACTTCCAACCTTCCCACGGGCGATCCTGGTTAGCAATCCAGTGCCCAAACTGCGGACACGTTGCCGACAAGAGCAGACGCGCAACAACCGCCATGAGCGAAACAGGTTGGAAGTGTCACGCCTGCGGAGAAGGTGGGGATCTGTGGAATTTAGCCGAGCGTTGTGGGCTGCAAAATAGCCCCGCTAAGGGGTCTAGGAACGATTCTCCCGCGTCTGAATCGAAAAAACGACTACCAGCACAGTGGACGCGGAATCCCCAAGCCTACCTCGATAAATTCCTAGAACATCCCGAACGCCTACAACGTTGGCAATCGTACAAGCAACTCTCCTTAGAATCGATTAGCCGCTACCGTCTCGGCTATGGCGTGCTGCCTGCGTCAAAATGCCACCATCCACGCCTGATCGTACCGCTCTTTCATAATAAGCAGATCGTTGGCTTTCGCGGGCGATCTGTTACCTGTCAGTGTACCAAGTGGCTGTCGAGCGGTGGATCGCAAAATGTGTGCGTTGGTTTAGCAGCGGTTAGACCGGGCGATCGGGTTGCACTCATTGAAAGTGAAGTTGATCGCATTTTATGTCAAGAGCATGATCCATCGGTCAAGATGTTAGCACTCCCGTTCGGCGTAGCGAGCTGGCAAGACGAGTGGACGGTGGAACTGAAACGCCGCCAGCCTGCGCATGTTCTGATCATCCTCGATAACGACCTGGCGGGCAATCCCAATCCCGAAGCGTATCAACATGGTGTTAGCCTCTGGCATCAGAAAATGGACGCCATGATCGCAGCCGGTCGTATCAAAACCAAGCCACAACCACCAACGCCAAACGGCTGGAAATACTTCAAGATGTTTCGTGCCGCTGGGATTAATGCCGATCGCTACATCTGGCCCGATGGCACGCCGTACAAACACGACATTGGCGAGTGCTTCAAAACCCATACTTGACAGGTATGTACCTATCTGGTAATATACACATATCAGCAAGGAGATACGGACCATGACCGCCGAAACACTGTTCAGCCACACCACCACGATCAACGAAGCCGGGTTCAATATCATTTATCGCACGACTGTTACCGTCAGTGGCGGACTACAAACCACACGCACCACCAAGAACAGCAACGGCGTGATCACGGTGGTATCGAGCGTGGCGATTATGGCGGGTACCGTGTTTGCGGCGCAGAAACTCGCTGAGGTCAAGGCACGATTCGGTGTGTCTGAGCCAGAGGCGTCAACGGTTGTTACGGAAGACGGACAGGTGCCCGCAGTTGCGGCATCTGTGCTGAGTGTGCACCAAATGATCCAAGACGAACTCACCGCCGCTGGCCTGGTGATGGGCGATTTGACCAAGCCGGGATGGATGCATACGCTCAGCAATGGGCGGTGCATGTGGGTGCAGGCAGGGCCGCCCGAAGTGCTTGAAGATCTGTTCGGCGCAACCAAGCAGTCCAGCCTGACCATGACGGTTCTGTGTCCTGACTGTTGCGGGCAGACGCATACGATCTTTACGATGCATGGCGACTACCGACAGTGTGATGCCGATCGCACGCATGAACGGGTACGAGTGCGATGATGGAAGAACAAGACTTGCCCAGGTCAATCACCGATTTTATTGATCTTGTTGGGGAATTGCGAGAAGCGCAAAAGCAATTCTTCCGGTTCAAGTCATCTGGCATGTTGGCTGAATGCAAGCGTTTAGAACAGCAGGTTGACGCATGGCTGATGCGTCACAAGCAGAAGCAACTGCAAACTACATTGTTTGACGGAGACATACCGGAATGAAACTGTGTGTTACGTGTGGCGTCAATCCCCGCCGCAAAGAGCGCCGCGAGTGCAATACGTGCATTTCGCGCCGACAACGCGGCACGAAGAAGCCGGGACAGTTCGATCATCTGAAGTCGAACGGCGATTTATTTCGTGACGAGTTGATCGACGCGCTGCGTAAAGTTGAGAATCTGCCGTCGATCAGTGATGGGATGAGCACATGAATAAACATCAAAAGAAAAAGGATGGGAATCAACAAGCGATCGAGCAAGCGCTGACCGATGCACGTATCCCGTGGCGCAGTGTGCATATGTTCCCAGGGTTGCTCGACATCCTTGCAGCTCCCTTTGGAGAGTTCCACTTTCTAGAAGTCAAACAAAAAGGTCAGAAACTTACGGTAAGCGAACAGAAGTTTTTTGATCTGTTTCCGAACGCACCGCGCCATATGGTGACAACACCAGAGGAAGCATTCGAGAAAATGGCCGTTGGGTTCTGCGCGATCTGTCGTACGCCCCAAAAAGTATTCCCTGGTGTTGGCGTGGTTATCATTTGCGATACATGTATTCCATTCTAGATTGCCGTCTGTGACCTCACCAGCGCCAATCTAAGCGACGATACGCCTATAGCGTGGCACTTTCCACGGGGCACCATGAAAAAGGAGATTCAACGCATGACCTGTCAAACATGTAAGAGTGAACGGATTGCGTACATTAGCGCTAAGTGTGGGGATCTCTGCCTCACAGGTGTCGAAGGAGTTGGCGAGATTGAAGGCGACGTACCTCGCGATATGGGCATTGGCGGCGGTGACTATGTGCGTCTGCACTACTGCCTTGATTGTGGACAGATGCAAGGGAGATGGCCGCTAGAACCAACCGAACTTGAGCAAGGAGAAGGAGAATCGTAATGTATATCTGTCCAAGTTGCGGCGCTGAAAACAATGATAATTTTGCGCTCCGTCTTGCAGGTCAAATCAAAACGGGCGGATGCCTGGAATGTTTCGAGAACTTGACGACCGATCTGTGGTGGCAACAACTACCGGATGTGCACGCTGTCGATATAGTCATGCATCCTGAGAAATACGAAAGGATGGATCGACATGATCCGACCGTCTAACGCCTGGGTGTTTGAGGCGATCCTGATCGGGCTTGCACTCGGTATCGCGGTTGCCGCGCTGTTTTATCAGATTGAGCAGTACTACTGGTCTGAACCGATGCGTGTCTTATCCACGGTGGAAGCGCTCGATCGGGGATGGCCTTCGCAGTGGGGAGAGTAACATGATTGATTATGAGACGTTACGTCAAGATGTTGCTGATCGCATGGAAGCCGCCGAACTCAATCATACATTCAGCCAGGGCTTTTATCTCGGTAGCCAGAACGAAAAGAAGCAGCATAAGTGGTATTTACTCATGGGATTGATTGCAGGTGGTGTGCTGGGGCATGTCGTTTCGTTCTGGATTGTGTGAAATAATTCCCGATATAGACACAGGACGGCTTATATGCTAGTATGTCTCCTAAGACAACTAGCATTTTTATTTGGAGTACCTATGGATCGATTAGAAGATTTTATTCGTCGGTTGCGCAGCAATCGGATCAGTAAAAACCAGACGCAAGATGATGTCGCATTGGCACTTGGTATTTCTAAGCAGTACCTTTCTGAGATTGAGCGCGGCACGCGGAAGCCAAGTCCAGAAATGGCCGTGCGGCTGTGCGATGCGTTAGACATCGATGAAGATTTCTATTATGCAAGCGCTGGGATCGTGCCTGACGATATTATGCACGATTTTTCAACCACCGATGTTATGACGATGTTTCATGCTCTACGGCGGGGATTCGTTGTTACAAGTGATGAACATGTCTAATGTATGGGTTGATGCTGTCAAAACAAAAATGCAGCAACGACAGATGACCCAGCGCGGATTGGCGCAGGCTATCTCATGCCACGAAACGCTGATTTGCTTGTGCTTTACCGGACGGCAAGAGGTTGGGCTTTCGATTGCACAGCAGATTGAGAAGGTATTAGGCGTGCCGCTGGATCTGTGGTATGCGAGTCGTGGACGTGTGCCGCACGATCTGACCGTGAAGTATAGTGCAGATCAACTTGTCACATGGTTTGAGCGAATGCGGGAGGAGCCATGACGTATAAGAAGCGTGTCCAGATTGATGCCGGGTTGAATGTGCGTCGCGGCCTTGCGTGCCTGGATCATTTTATCGATCATTACCTCGATAGTCATGTTGGGCGTGATCATTATGTCGTGTACACACAAGAAGGTAGGCAGACCATCGTGATCTATCAAACCGACAAAAGCTTTATTGTGCGGAAGGGGTAGAGTATGTCGTCCTTGAATCCATTTGCTGATGCATGGTTAAACGCATCATCCGATCTCAGTTATGTCACATGGCTAGAACAACTTCACTTTATCTTGCTGGCAATGCGTCAACCGATGGCAGAAGGGACGATCTATGATCGCTATCGGAGTATTGGCGGGAATTTAGAGTATCAAACGTTCGCGTTGCTCCGTGATGTCGTTCAGCAGATCTACGGATTATAAGGAGTAGATGTTATGTGGAATGGCTTCAAGGTCAAACGTGCCGCCGTCGAAGTAGAGCGAATAAACAAGACGCCTCAGCAGATTGAACTTGAGGCTATTTCGCACCATCGTTCTGCGTTTCGTCGGCTTGGTGTGGCGGTGTTTGTGGTGTCGTTTATCCACATGTTTACCGCGTTATCTGTGTATAGCGACGGATCACGACTAGAACAATTCGCGTCCGTTGCTATGACGGGATTGATTGACTACTCAACGTGGCAATTGGCACGCTATATCTTTTATGTCAAGCGTCGTGGTGTGCTGGCGAAACTCGGTATGGTGCAACGTGAAATGGTGAGTGAGCGCACGAAATGGAGCGTGAGAACCTTTTCGTTTGGCTTGCTACTCTGCTTTTTGCTCAACCTGTATTTCATGTGGCTGCGCACGCCTGTCAATGAATCGACTGTCCAATGGGCGATCAATGTGGGTATTGCGCTGGCGTTATCCCTGTTCATTCCAATGTTGATTGCAGTAGCAGCATTGATTGAGGCAGAGCTTGAGAATGATTTTATTATGCTTGAGCAGGATACAGCAAAACGTAATGCTTTACAAAAACAGGTTACGCCCAATATTACGGTTGTTGAGCAGAGCGCAGCCATTAGCCACGACGAAACGAAGCAGAACGTGTTGCCGATTGCAAAAGTGTATGGACTTCGATCGCCCATGAGTACCACCGATCTTGAGGGAATGATCGGGATCTTACGCGAACGCGACATAACACACATCACCACTGCAAAAGAGTTGGGCGAGTTGTTCGGGTTTTCATCACCAGCAAGTCATAGCAAGGTACGCGACTCACTCATTGCAGCAGGTGTATTACAATCAACCGATCAAGGCTATAACGTGGTGATTGATGCTTACGAAACAACGCGCTAAACAGGTTGCATCGTCACATAAGCAGCGAGCGAAAAATAAGTATGGCCGTACGCAGCATTTTACGGGCGATGAATGGTATCAACTCTGCACGAAACACGGATTTCGCTGCGTAATCTGTGGCGTAAAGCCCGATCATCTGTCGCCCGATCATATGCTCCCGCTTGTCAAAGGCGGGTCGAACACTATAGACAACATCATGCCAACCTGCTTACCGTGTAATTTGAGGAAACATACACAGGTTTATATATGGACACCAAATACACGCAAAGTTCGCAGACCATCACGGCGATATATAAAGCGTATGCGAGAAGAATCACCAAAACAAGAAGAAAATCCATTAGATCATCTCGGTCTTGTGTTCTTTGGCGTTTGGGCAATTTGGCCGCTCTTATTGCTTGGTATGAGTATCCTAGGCTTTGATGATGAGACATTGCTAATGGTTGCCCTGCTCTGGACAAAATGGTTATGGTTGGCAATGTTTTGTTTAGATGATCAGAAGTAAAAGGAGACACCACGCATGAAATGCCCGATCTGCGGCGCCGACATGATGAAACGGCAAAACCATACAACCGACGAATGGTTCTACGGATGCACGCGCTATCCAGCGTGCAACGGGACGCGACCAATCAGCGAGTATGAGAAAATGATCGAAGCGGGTGCGCCGACGTTGTTTGACATAAAGGAGTTGTCATAATGCAACAGATGCTTGACGCCACCGCAAAACGCAAGCGTGATACACGTATTGGGTGTGCTGCTGTGCTTGTCGTCATGCTCTTGGTTATCACGATCGTGTACCTGCTGATGCGAGCACCAGCACAACCAATCACGGTCATCAACGTGCAAGGCCGCGATCTGCTCTGTGTTCGTGATGGCGGGCTGTCGTGCAATTGGGATGCCTGGAATCGAGGAGAATAATATGCAACAGCAAGAAACGTGGGATCAACTCTACCGCACGAAGCGTGCTGAGCAGCGCAAACTACGCGGCGCACGGGTCAAGCACGCGCAACTCAGGCAAGAGATTGCCGATCTGGCGATCCGTTTCCAAGAAGATGATTCATATACCGGCGCAGACTTTTTGAGGTGTCTAACAGAGAAATGCGGAGAACTACGCACACTTGAACAGCAGCATCCCGAACTGAAGGAGACGACATCATGATCATGCGGAGATCACGTATCCGTTATTGGATGACTAAGCGTTATTATCCGAAATTCGGAACGGTTCTACAGTGGCAAGGTTTATCATGCGTGCCGCGAAAACGAAATGGGAGTACGCGAATCACAAATTGCTGCTGGACAGTGCACGAATCCCCTTGCAAACTAAAGGAGACGACATCATGAATAGCCAACTACAAGAATTTGCACAACTTGCCATTGCCTATGTCGATGCTGAACCAAATCAGCAAGAGGCGTTGCTTCACGCATTAGTAGAAAAGCGAAACGAGATTGCACAAACGGAAGTCGCACCATTGCCAGAAGCATGGGATTTAGTCCGCAAAGAATACCTGTGGCTGCGCGGGCATGTGGCAAACGATCGTATTACTCATGCGGATGCATGGTTGTGCATTGCCGCTGAACTGGAAGCAGCAATCAATCCAGAGGAGACGACATAATGTGTATGAAATGCCAGCACGGCTGGATCGCAGTCGGTGAGAATCGATTTGAGATGTGCGATTGTCCACTCGGAGAGGCGATGCGCAGGCCACAGAGTGTACTGATTGTCTATGGTCGTCGTGTTGGGGAATCCGAGGAGGATACAAAACTTAAGGAGTGCATGGCCTGGTACGAGCGCAAGATGGGCAGGGTGACATAATGCTCTACTACCCGTTTCCGTTTGAGCACGCAACCAAACTCGGACAATTAGTGCTCCCGCGTGAGATAAGCGTACAGGATAAGGCGCGTCTGATCATGTTTATTCGTTGTCTGCCGACGCGCCATATCTGCAAGATTTATGAGGTGAAATAATGGATCGATTAATCCAAGTAACTGATCAGCAAGCAATCTTCGATGCGATCAAGCGAGAGCGCGACTATCAGGATGAAAAATGGGGATCACCGCTAGTAAATCCCCATGAAATTCCAGCTTGGCTGATGATTATGCGACGGGAATTAAACGAAGCAATGGATGAATGGACCCGTCGCAAGGGAAAGACAGCGAATCAAGAAGCGCTCAAAGAAATTTTACAGGTTATTGCTGTGGGCGTTGCCTGTCTAGAGCAACACGGCGTTATTGAGCGTGACGACTAGGCACGCAACCATCCCAAAACGGATTGCCGCCGAGCGAGCGATTGAGCACGGGTACCTGACCTGCTGGACACTGCGCAGTTGCTTCGACAACACCAATCAGACCAGCGAACACGATCACGAGTGACACGACATAACGAGTAAGCATACTATAACTCCTTAGAAATTAACGATTGCCATCTTTTCCCACGTCGCTTGCAGTTCTTTGCGCCATGCGTAGAACTCGGTATCAGGAAAGCCCTCAGGGTCGTTTTTGCGGCCCTTTGGTAGTGCGATGGCGCGATGCATATCAACGTGTGTCCTGAGGTCGCCTATGGTTGGATAGACCGCTGCAAGATCCATAATCAGATTGGCAAGCGTTGCCCGCATGGCAAGCGTGAACTGTTCTCCGACTGACACATGACATTCGATCCCGATCGTCTCGTAATTATTCCACCCCTCAATCGCCGTGCCGGTATGCCATGCGATATGAAATTGTGGCACAAGGAAGCGCACAACCTGCCCCTCTTTCCCGATCAGATAATGTGCTGAGATGTTCGGGGATTCGGCAATGAACCGCGCTTCCGCGTTGAATGACGTGTTCTTGCGCCGATTGGATGTCGTATGTACAACGATTCGGCTTGGTAACGGACGCTTGAACGTGCCGTTATTGCGTAGCCAATAGCCCTGTCCAGGATCAAGGATGCGTGTCTTATCGTATGAATAGCGATCTATATTCGGTACGAGCGCCATGTTTGTCACCCTCTCATTATGTCAATCGTAGCATGAAGGAGCCGTATCATGCAAGAACTTCTCGAACGATTAGCCGATTTCAACCCTATCCGCCATAACAGATCGAAGGATGCATATTGCATCTTTTGTAAGGCACGAACAGCTATTGAGACTAAGCTTTTCCCAATTCACAACGAACATACCACATATATTCAGCATAAAGATACGTGCCTTTGGGGGCAAGCGCGGCAAATCGTCGGGCGTGAATATCCGTTCTATATTGTCCTCAGTGTTGAGATTGAAAAGCTTTAGCCTTGTGCCGCTAACGTCGTTTCAAGCGTCGGGATTGCTTCCTCAGCTTCCATCATCAGCAAACCGCGTACCGCGTCGATCGTAATCTTGCCGAGCCGGATTGAGCGTAACGGATCGCCCGTGTCAAATGATTGGAACTGCTGTGCGACCAGGATGTCGCCGGGCCGTACTTCGGTAATCGGCACGGGACTGCCGTTTGCATCGTAGATCACGCTGGTTGCCGGAATATCGAACTTGACATTGCCACGCCTGCGATCGGCTAAGCGCAAGTCACGCTGGTTATTCGCTTGCGTGGCATCGGTGGTATCCGCGTTGATGACATCCTGCTTGGTAAAGCCCGCCTTGACGATCGTGCGCGCATCGTTGACCGGCGCGGTCCTGAGCGTCCGTCCTGTGGCGTCCTGATAGGTCGCGTACACTTCAGTGTAGGTTTCTACCGCGTCACGCTGCACACGCACGTTGAGCAGGTCATGGTACCAGGTTTTCGCGCCCGCATAGCGGTTCTGCACGACGAGCATCCCTTGCCAGACGCCGACGTTGAGCGGGGCCAGCGGTGTACCAGTTGCGGCTTTGGCTGCGAGATCCGTAAGTACCTGCGTCGGCGTGGCGTCCTCTAGGATCAACTGCTTATGGTCATAGGCCGTGCTGCCACCGATCTTATCGACACGCGCCGACAACAAGCCGGGGTTGACCGCTCGATTGCTCTGCAAGATGTGGGTTGCGACCGCCTGTGTCGTCACCGTGGCCGCTGTGGTACTCTTGATGCGTACATTGGTCCACTGTGCTGATCGGACACTGTTTTCTGATGTATTGGTATAGTTGATGCCGCTGTTATTGTACGCGTAAAATTCAAGCGTCACGCCAGCGGGTACGAGAACACTTTGATTGGTGAGTGCAACCGAAGCACCCAGGCTGTTATGTGTCCAAGCTTGTGTTGCGCCGCCGAACGGGGACGTGGTGTAGTAGTTGACAGCGGCTTGCCAGCCCGTTGGGAGCAACGTGTTATTGAAATCAAACGAGACGGTTTGCATGGCCGTTCGGCTGCGGCTCGGCACTTCGTAATACATGCTGCCGACGTTCGTACCATTACCGTACGTCGTGCCGCGTGTCAAGCCAAGGAATATCTTGTAGTCATTACTCATCTCGTAATAATCGTTCGTGCGGTTGGTCATCTGCAAGGGCGTCATGGGCTTCCACTCGGTATAGAGTGTGTCAGACCACAGCGCGGTGTACTTGATGTCGTCTAAACTATGCCACAGGCCGAGCGCGTTAATCTTGAGCTTGCCGTCTTCCCACTGTGGGATGGTGCCGCGTCCGATCCAGATCGGCGTTGGGCCGTCGTTGACTTGCCAGATGAGGATCGAACGTGGCAGCAAATACGGTAACGCTTCCTCAAAGGAGATACTGCAACTTATGTCAAGTGCAAGATCGCCGTGCTCATTGTAGGAAAAACTACATTCCTCTAATTGTTCTCCGGTTACATCCGCAATAAGGTTGCCCCGAATAGAATCATACGCGGCGATATGGAAGTATTTTCCTGCAATGGTGTTGATCATGCCATGCCTTTACATAACACAAGGTTTATGGATATGCGCGTACGGTTGGTACAGGAGTTGCCCCGTCGCCTGTCGCTATTGGCTGATAGTTTACGCTCTGTCGAACACGAAAGATTGCATAATCACTTATGGATAATCCCTGACTGTTCGTTGCTTCACAACTGACAAGAATATCCCCACGTTCAAATGCGCCCGCATGAAACAAAAACTCAATACGTTGTGTTGCACCAAACGTGTAGCCCGTTGGCATCGAGGAGATCGGTGTAGGTGAGATTGAATCAAGGATTAATCCATCAGCAGCCAATCCACAGCGCCAGGATACGATCGATGGATCATCAGGAATAAAGAAGGTAAGGCTTCCTGTCTGGCCTGCTAACAAGAACGCATTTGCTTTTGGATCGACAAGTTGATTGTTGAGTTGTAAGTTGGTAATGATCGACATTTGGATCGATGTTGCATACACTGATCCAGCAGCAACAACCGCAAAGAACAGGATGAGATAACGGTATAATCCTTTGTGCATAGCTAAAACGCCTCCCTTCCTCTATTATAAAGGAATCGGAGGCGTCTGACTAGTCATAGCGGTGGTTATGGGGCAGGATACGCGCTTGTGCCGCCAATCTGCGCATCATACACGGCGAACGGCTCAACGTTTTGTGCTTGTGCCACGCGGAAAAAGACATAATTAGATAGGAGTTGGCCGGTTTGTGTTTGTGTACTGCAACCAATATCATCGTCTAGAATGAGTGTATTGGCGACAGCGTGAAACATGATCCGAACTGAGGTTGTTGGCGCAAAGGTATAGTTGTTGCCGGTCTGATTTTGTGGTGCTGGATCGATACTATCAATGATTGTGCCGTCCATATCAAGGTTACAACTCCACGGCCCCACTACAGTGCTTGACGGTTCGAGGCGAAAGACGACATCGCCGGTTTGTCCAGCCAAGATATACCGATTAGCATCTCGATCCGTTAGCTCATTATTGACGAGGAAAGAAACCGTCATACGTGGCCCTACTTGCGCGTAGGTTGAGGCAATACCGACAAGCACGAGTGCGATAATGGTAAGAACAAAAACCGTGCGGCGATTTGACATATGGACTGGTGCTCCTTCTTATTACAGAGGATATAACGATCGAGTGTAGCGAGTTGCAATGCCGTCAAGTTGCATTGCCGCTCCCGTTTGTGCGTTGTTGGTCGTGAGGACGTACGCTGTATCAGGACCAAGCAACGTAAAGGCAATCTCTGTACCAACGCTGCGCAACATCGGCACGCCGTAGGGGGTGAGATAAATCGGCGGGGTAGTCGTTGTATTGTTTTCTAATCGCACAACAGGCCGGTAACTACTGCGCGGGTCATACCGTACGACATAGTACGCAATCTGTGATGGTGCGCCCGTGCCCCAAGCGTTTGTGTAGGATGGTAGGCTCTTCGTTTGCAGCACGGTACTGGTATCGTTATCAGCCGCGATAATGAGCACCTGATCGATCCAGATGCTTCCTGAGCCGCTGATACGATTAATCAACAAATCCATGGCTTGCGGCGCGCTATCAGGAAACCCACCCGTGCCAAGATACACAACACGCGGATTCGTACCCGCCGATGGTGACATGGTACTTGGTGAGAAGTCCTCACCGCCAATCGTTGAGAATGCCGGATACACCGCTTGCGCGCTGGTACTGGCAAGACCATAGAAGCGCGCGACCACTGACCAAACATCCGTCGCTACGGTTGCCCGCATGACAGCGTACACGCGCACACGCCGCACATCCGTTGCCAGGCTCAACAGCACTTTCGATGTATTCGAACTTGCAACGCTTGTTGTGAGCAAGTTCGTGTGGAAGGCTGTTCGGCCTGCGTCCGGTAGCAGATCAACACTCCCGCTGTTTGCGCCGGTAAATGGCATGTGCTGCAAATACCCGCGCCCGCGTGCTGCAAGCAATGTCAAATCGGGAACAGCAGTCATATTTGTGGCGTTGAATGACCCGACACGTAAGGTATATGGGCTGGTAATGGTATTGTCAGGCACGGCGACATATTGAATATCGGGCGCATTGATCAGATTCGTGAGCGCATAGTCAACAGGTGAGGCAACGATCGGCCCGCGCCGCTTAAACTTTAGGGTAACATTCGGGACAATGTAGTTATTTGGAACCATGTATCCATAATCAGGATCAATAACCGTTGCCGGATCATCCTCAGTTGCTTGACCCAGAATAAGGCATTCATAGACGGTGGTGCTACCCTTTGCACGAAGTTGCAACTTGATCGGCGTTTGCTGCATACCCTTTGCGTAGCGTGTTGCAAAAAAGCCGAGCATGTTGGCAATCCGTAGTTTATGCGTTTCGGTGATGTCTTGTGATGCGCCCTGAATAATGACGGGGATCTCTTCCACGATGGGATCTTGCGAATCGTAGGACCCCATTGCTAAGTATCGCTCAGGTGCTAATGTCAATTGCCACGGGCGCTTGCTGTCCAGCTTGATCGGACTACTTGGTGATGCTAAGTTATAGGTGTAGCCGCCCGCAGTCGGGGCGCGCTCATCGACAATTGCTAGATAGTCATATTCCTGCGGCATAGCTCCTCATTCGTCTCATACTACTATACATGATAACAGGTGTACCACAACGGCACTTTCGTGTCATTTTCGCTAGTACGCTGGTCCCACTCTAGTATAGGCTATAGGCAGATGTTTGGCTAGATGGAAGATTGGTACTTGACAAGTGTTTATGTGTCTGGTATTATACAGGAGTAGCAAGTAAGGAGATACGGACATGGAAATCAAATTCAAGAACACTAAGAACGGCAAGCGGGCATATATGTATAACAAAGAGCAGATGCGCTGGTTTCCGATGAATCTTGAGAAAGCCGAGATTTTAGTGGCAACAGGGGGAGCCGATGACATCACAGAAACCGCAATCTGGTAACTCCGAAGCCTACAGGCTGTACCGTGTGTACAGCCTCGCAGAACTCACCGAACAATCACAGACCATCCGCAATAATCCAGATAATCGAACAGGAAAAGGGATTCATATCTTCCCGCCCGAAATTGAGAAGAAACTTGATACGCTTGCATGGGCTATTACGTTCCATCTTGCCGATCGTAAGACTACGCATTCATCACACGCAGCGTCCTAGCACCCTGCACGCTGCTGTTGATCGTGCTTTCAATCACGCGCTTGAATTGCGCCTCAGTCCAGTTGCTCCCCCGCGCATCGATGTTGTACACCGTCGTGTTGCCGTTGTTCGTGACGTAGGTTGCTTTGGCACCGGGCGGGTTGGTCAGCGCCGACATGCCGCCACCCGTCGAACCGATGCCGATCTCGCCACCGCCGAAGTTCAAGCCCAACTGCGCAAGGATCGCCGCTTGTGCCCGCCGCATCGCTTCAAGCAGTTGCGCGGGATCGCCACCGAGGTCAATGCCGCCTAACACTTTGCCGGGATCAAGACCGTACTCCTTGAGACTGTCCAGCAGGTCTTGCTGCGCTTTGAACATCTCGAATTGCTGGCGTTGCTTTTCGAGCGCAAACAGTTGCTTCTGCTGCTGTGTGGCCTGGTTTTGCAAATCCATTTGCCGCTTTTGCAGATCGGTTTGCTTGCGGATCAACTCGTTGCGCTTCTGCTCTAACTCCTCAAGGCGGCGCTGACCGTTCGCCCGCTCGGTATCGTTGGTCGCATTGGCTATCGCTTGCAGGATGTTCGCACGTTCGGTATCGACGTTTGAAAGTTCATCACCTAAGCCCGCTGCTTCTTTGTCGGTTTGATCGAGCAAGTTTTGGAGCGGATCGATAAACTCGCGCTGGAAACGGTCAACGATCTTGCTGGCAAACGTGCCGATCGAGCCGCCGATGTCGAAGAGGTCGGCTACTGAGCGGCTGATGATCGGGCCGTAATCGACAATCGTAGAAACCAGATCGCCCATCATGGCGCCGACACTGCCCAGCAGCGCGGGCATGGTTTGCCGCATTCCGTAAGCGAGTGAATCGGGAACCGCCTCACCTGAGGGCACCACGGTTGCCGCAGGTGAATGAATGCCCAGCGCATCGCGCACCGCTTGCGGGAGTTTGGCAACCTGTGCATCTACCCATAAGAGAAACGCGCCCCATGAGTTAGCAATACCTGTGCGAAGTGCGTCAACAATTGCTGTCCCTACTGCTGCCCATGCTGTTTTGGCGCGCCCTACATAGTCCGTGACCCAATCAAAGATCGCCTGTCCGAACTCTTGTAACTTCTCCCCGATAAACGGCGTGGCCGTCTCAGACACCCAATTGACAAAGCGCTGCCCGATCTTCTCAAGGTACGGCGCAACGGCAGTGACAAAGCCCGTCAAGAAATTGAAGATCGCCTCTCCAAAGGTCGCGAGCACGCCCGGTAGCGCGGGCATGACATCGGTGCCCACCCACGAGAAGAATTTGACACCGAGGGCAAATAACTTCGGCACGACATCGACAGTTGTTTGCGCAAGCCAGCCGAAGATCGTTCCCGCGAGTGTGCCGAGATTGCTGCCAAGTCCCGGCAAGGCGTCAAGCACCCAACCATACGCTTTGACGCTAAACTCGCCAAAGCCAGCAATCCAGGCGGGCAGGCGATCGGCGATCCAGTTGGACATCGTATTCCAGAGCGACCCTAACGACTCACCAATCAGCGGCAACTGTTCACTGAATGTCGTCACGCCCGCGATCGCGCCTGCGGTCAAGGCTTCCCAAAAGCTCCCGCCTTCCTCACGAATTGTTGCAAACGTATCAGCCGCCGCCGACTTCGACGTGCTGATGGTGTCAGCAAACAGGGTGATGGTGCCGATCAGCCCTGAGAACTCGGTATTGAGTCCGGCAACCTGTCCCTGAATGCGTCCGATCCAACTCACATCCGGCTCTTGCAGGTTATTCAACTCTTCCATGCGGCGGTTGCGCTGCGGGACTGCTGGAAGCGTGGGGCCGCGTGATGGTTCCCGCTCAGGTGCACCCTGTGGCCGTCCGATTGTCGGCACGGTGGGCTTGCGCCCGCCTGCGCCCGCGCCTGGCTTGCGTGCCCCGCCCTTCGCACCACCGCCCCCGGCTTTCGCCCCTGCTTTGGCTGCCCGCTCGGCTTCCTTTGCCATTTGCTCAAGCAGTTGCACCTGCTCACGAACCAGATCGTTTTGCTCCTGCTGGACCGCAATCATCGACTGCCGCGCCGCGACTTCGGCGTCGATCGCTTCTTTAGCAGCGGTTGCCTCATCGAGTTTGGTTTGTGCTGCCGTAACCGCCGCTTCTTTTTCCGTTTCGGTTGCGGCAATCTGCGCGTCGATGCCCGCTAATGCCTCATCCCGTGCCTTTTCTTCGGCCCGCCGCTGATCTTCCAGCGCCATGCGCTCAAGCTCTAGTTGTGCCTGTCTGCGCTCGGCTTCGGATTTACTCTTGTCGTTGATCGTCTTTTGGAGTTTGGCGCGCTTCTCCGCATCGCGGATCGCCCGCTGCTGCTCTTCATTGGCGGCAATCGCTTTGTCAACCGGCGTATTCTCGTAACTTTCATTGATCGCGTCGCGCTGTGACTTAAGATCCCCAAGTTTCTGTGTAAACTCCTCGACCACCGCGTTGTACGCCGCTTGCGCTTCCTCAACTGCCTGTGTTGCGTCGGCTTGCTCAACCAGGAGTTCGAGCATCCCGGCGATCGTCTCGCCCGCAGGACCAGCCGCATCGCGGATCTTCTGATACGCTTCCTCTCCAATCTCACCCGTTTCCTGCAACTGCTCGATCGCTTCAGCCACGGCAGAGCGCGTGCCTAAAATCATCGGAATCAAGCCGTCGCGGGGAATGGCACTATCTGCCTGTTCAGCAATCGAGCGGAGTTGGCTACTAATAAGTGAACCAATCTCCTCAAAGATGTCAAACTGCGCATTCCCCCACCCATCGATATAGACTTGCATTGCATCCGCGCCCCACCGATCCAGGTCGGGTACGATGTTGGGCGGGCTATGCGGTTCTAGCCAGTACGCAATCGTCTCGCCAATCGCCGACATGGCATCCGCGACAAACGCCACCGACGCCATGATGCCTGCTGCGTAGTTTTCGGCAAATGCTACGCCGTAGTCATAGACGCTACTGGCAAAATCGATCAGAACGTTCGCCGCGTCTATAATCGCCGGACCCCACGCATCCCATGCGGCAATCGCAGATGGAATCGCGGTATCAGCGATCCAGAGCACCGCGTTACCTAATGTTTCCCCAATCGCGCCCGCAATATCGAGGATACGCGGCATATTGGCATCTAGTCGGACCTGTAATCGTCCAAGGCTCTCAGAAAAAATATCGAAAATGGGTTGTGTCACGGTGCTGGCAACGGTGGTAAAGGTATCGACTAACGTTGACCAGCGCCCTTGTGCCGTCTGTGCAAGATTCGACACGAGATCGGTGTCATAGCCCATCTGCTGCATGGCACGCGACACGATTTCGAGCGCAGGCACACCTTCGTCTTTGAGCTGGTTGATATACTGACGTGGCAGATTGAAGCGCTCGATAATCGACGTGAAATCGCCGGACACGGCTTCACGCAGTGCAAAGGCCGCGCCCTCTAGCCCTTCTGCCGGATTACTTGCGGCTAAGATCTCGGCCTTTTCCACGAGGCTTTCGAGGGCCACGCCGCCCTGATTCGCTGCTGGAATTAAGCCCGCCGTGGCTCGTGCCATCTCATCAAACGCAAACGGCGTACTTGCGGCACGCTGCCGGATCATCTCAAGAATATCTGCTGAGACCGCGCCGTCCTTCGTGAAAGCATTCAACTGCGCGGTGACTTGCTCCATGCTGTTATTGAAACTAAATCCCGCACTAACGCCCTCGCCAAGTTTACTTGCAAGAAAACCGACACTATTAACCGCTACCTCACCAATCCGCCGCAATCCGCCGATAATGATCTGCTCAGAAGCGCTAAACGACGACGCGGCACGACCAATGCCGGTGCCGATCCCATCAACAGCTTGGTTGAATTGACCGATGCCCGCAAGCGCCGCGCCTAAGCCTTCATTCTCAAATCGTACGCCGGTTACTTCCACAGATCACCTGTTGACGTATTGCTGTATATCTGGTATAATGAATTATCAATCATAAAGGAGATGTGAATCATGGCACTTATCGAAATTCAGCGCATCACCCATCAAGATGCACCACTTGTCGAAGTACTTATTGGGAAGCATTTGGATCAACCTTATCAGCGGATTCATGCTGCAAAACTTACCCGCTTCCGTGATGAGGCAATCACAATCGCTATTCCAACACCGTACCAACCAATGAGTATCGAAAAACTACGTGAGCATATTGCATTTAGCCAGCAAGTTCTTTTGGCGGCTGAGCAATTTCAATCCGAATACTCAACAGAATAATCATTCTAGCAAAACAGCGGGGTTATCTGCCCCGCTGCGATTTGCGCATCATTTCTCGGTGTCGTTCGTCCGCTATAACCGCTTCCAACTGGTTTTGACAAATCATCGCGGCAATCATCTCGGCCTGATCTTCGGTGTCGTACTCACGAAAGATGCTCGGTGTAATATTCCAGTACTGTGCCGTCAACACATAGGTTAACGTAATGTCGCGCTCAAGGTGCGACTTTGGTACATTGTACTCAAAAACATCCTTATTCCGGTACTTGACCGCGAAAGGATAACACCTTTTCGTTGATCTGCTCTTGCGTCGGCTGTGAACGGGTCGCCACAAACTGCGCTAACTCAGCAAGATCTTGCCGTGACCCTGGACAAATGTACTTGAGGTAGATCGTGACCTTATCCTCATTATCCTCGTTGCCTGCATAGGCAATATGTGCATCTACCGCATCTTCGTCAATCGTGCCGGGATCGATGCACACGGCAAAGATATACTTCAGGGTTTCCTCAAAGGCAAACCCACCGAGATCATTGAGCCACTTCGCATGGGCGGCGACATACTTCGGATCGGTGACATCTTCCTCATGAATGCCGTTGCCTTGATCATCGTTCGGCACAAAGATAACGGGCGGCTTTGGTTCAGGATGTTCGGCTGTAAATCGATTGCGCAGTTTATCGCCAAAGTACGGACTGACTTTCTGGCGAATGCCAACCGTCCGTCCCGTATCTTGAAACGTAAACGTCGGCAGTGCAGGCACGGATCGCCCGCCGTTCTGATGATGAGCGCGGTATCCGTTCGATTGCTCTATTGACGATGTATCAATCATCTGGTATAATCCTTGTATCTAGTAAGGGAGATCAATCATGTTAGGTATTATCGTTGCTCAAGTCAAGATGGCCGTTGCAGATATGTCGGATCAAGATTTGGCGGTTCTGAATATCTGCGCTCAGCTTGACCAAAATCCTAAAGACCGTACGTTCGATTATGACAAGGTGTCGTTTTTGTTTATTGAGAACAATGGTACAAAAATGCACAGTATGACCAAGAGCGCTCTTGCGATTGTTGTCAATGAACGACTTGCACCAAAAATTGACAAGTCCTAACCATCGCGCTACACTATCGCCGTACAACCCCTGATTGCTTGTACACCAATAAAGCCAGCCAGCCCCTAGTTTTTGCTAGGGGCTTTGTTATGCCTCAGATTACAGCAGTGCCGCACGGCCCACATACAGCATACCCGTCGTACCCGTTGAGATGCCCGCCAATGCCACGTTATTGGCCGTGACGTACTCGTTTGGATTGCTCGGTACGGCAATGCGGCTAATCTGCGCGAATGTGCCGGGCAAGTTCAGGATGCGCGTGTTTGCCGTATCGCTATAGGCTGCCCAGCTCGACACGCCGTTGTACGTGCCTGCACCGCCGAAGATCGACGCATACAAGCGCCCGTTGCCCGCGCCTGCCGTATGTGCCAGATACACGACCTCATTGGTTGCAAATGCGATGTCCTCAACCGTACCCGTGCCGCTGCCGGGGAAGGTCAACGTGTCGTAGGATGCTCCGAGATTGCGCGTGCCGTAGAGAATGCCGCCTGCACCGACAAAGATTTGCCCGTTCTGATTCACCGCAACGGCCGTGATTGCCACCGCGCCGGGGCTGGTCATCAGCGCCCAGGACTGCCCACCATCATCGGAGCGGACCATCGCGCCCGATGCGCCGCCCGCAACCACGGTCTGTCCATATCCCTCAACACGGGTGAGGTTCGCGGTAGTCGCACTGCCGGGATTGACCACCGTGACACCTGCGGTCAGGTTGATCGAGCGATAGATATACCCACCGTTGCCGACAATCACGAGGCCCTGATCGCCAAAGTAGGCGTCATTCGGTGCATTGGCTGGGGTGATCAATCCGGTTGTCACGCGGGTCCATGCGCCGGGAATACCCGTTGCGGCAAGCGTGCTGACATAATATGCAAGGCTTGTTACCACAACCAGCGTATTGCCGTACGCGACCACCGCCTTGCCGACTTCGGGGTTTGTGGCTCCCGTGAGCACGGATGATGCCTCAGTCAGCGTGCCGTCTTCGGCTTGCAGCGAGTACACGACTGCGGGCGGGGTGGTTGATCCGTCGCCGAGATGGCCGTAGTAGGTCCATCGATCGCCATTGTTCGGCATTCCGCACGAGGCATCCTGGATCGTGCCGCCGTAGGCCACACCGAACGTACCACGAATCGTGAGCGCGCTTGCACGCTGTCCGACTGAGATCTTGCCGACCTCATACGGTTCGCGCTGAACTGAGGCCGTATAGGTATCCATGATCTCATCGTTGCCGTCCATATTCGATCGCGGCATGAACGTGTTGTTGATGATGCGCAGATCCGGCGCAACCAGCGCAATATCCCACGACAGCGGATTATCTGCCCGATCGCAGTTTGTGCCGCGCTGCAAGTCATAATAGGTAAAAGGTGTGTTCTCGTTATAGGATAGGCGGGCAAGGAAGTTGAGTTTACGCGCAACACTCAGATCGACTTCCGCAAAATCATCGATCGGATCGGCAGATGCACCGCTCGAAATGTACGCGCCGCGCCGAACAGGATCGGGCTTGTTGTAGCGCGTGTAGCCGCCGACCACGCGGCGCTCGATGTCACCGATGGTAAAGTACTGCCCCGTCACACCGAAAAAGGCAGCCGGATTGACACCGTATGCCCCGCCCGACTGAAACCAGGATCGTGCGTGTTCTTGTTTGTAGGTATCGCGTGCTGATGGCATTGGTGCCTACTCCTATCGTAACGAACTAATGCCGCGTAGTTGTTGCCGTTTGATAATATCGTTCCATGCCTGGATATGTCCCTCACGGGTACCAAGCAAGTTTTGCATGTTGGCTGTTCGGATTTGAAAGCGCCCGTCGTCACCTTGCATACTGCGATCTTGTTGCCAACGCTGTATCTCTTTATTCGCCTGCTCACAGCCGCAAATACGCTGTGACAACTCAGCGAGTGCTAACTTACAGATCGTATCGTTCCATGATCCATCGTTGACGCCTGCACGATACTTGATAGTCATCTTGGTTGGTCGAACACAGATGCCCATGCTATCCCAAATCGTGCCGCAACAATCAATCGCACCAATCAGGCCAAGCCGTGCATCTGTAATAGCCCATGTCTCGCTACTGTTCGGATACAATACTTCGGTATTGCGATAGTACGTTACAATCGCTGTGCTGTCTGCGGATACTTGAAACACGTCAAGCGCCTGCACAAAGTTGGCTGCAACCGTTGGATTGATCGCTTCATTGCCCGGTCTACCGTAGAGCATTGGATTGACAATCAACCACACAGGACCACTAATGGTCATCACACCACTGTTAATGGTTATGTCAATAGGTGCTACATTCCAGCGGTCTTGGTCTTGTCGCTGGCCGAGCGATTGATCCGCTTGCTGGATGCGTACCACCATCTCAGCACTACTTGTCAGCGTTGTTGCCAGTGTACCCGTAAACGTTTCGGCTAAGCCGTCGTTATCCTGGTCTAGAAATGTCAACGCCACGCTCCCAAGCAATGTTTCCGTTTTGGCCCCTAAAGCCAAGAGGTAGCCGTCAGGAAGTTGGATCGTGCCGCGTGTGTAGGGTACGGTTGCCTCTCGCCACATCGGCACGGGCGGATAGTGCAGAAACTCCCGTAGCTTTTCCTCAGCACTCGCCAACTTGCGCCGCATATCCGCACGTCCCGCCATGTCCATTCCAAGATAGGCTTGCTCAAGAACAATCGTAGAGCACTCGGTTTGAATCGGTGTGTACACGGGGTCACTGAGCTGCCACCAATGGAAAGGTGCCCACCCTACAAATTCGCGCAACACGTCTAAAGGCGTGACGTTGATCATGCTAGTATTTTGGTCCTAGATCGATGGTGACTTTGTTTGTACAACCCTCTTGGTGCTCTCCCTTAAGTTTACACGCAGGACAGAGATTAGACCAACCATCACTATATCCTAGAACCGTTTCACCACATACGATCTCAATCTTATAGTCGCGTGGTGCAATTCTATTTGCTTGCATCATCTGCACTCCACTTCTCTACAATGACCGTGACCGCCGACAACGCAAGCGGTGTGCAGAGTGCCACCGCCAAGCGTGGTGCAACCTGATACGCTAGCCAGAGCACAATCCCGATCCAAAAGCTACAGCAAAAAGGACAACTGATACCGCGAAACTGCCAACTATCGGTCATGGCTTGTTTGCCACCTGCCTCAAAGCCACGATACTGATACTCATCCTTGACCGTGATCAATTGCGGCGGATAGTGATTCTTGACATAATCGCGTAATCGCCAGCATAGATCGGCAGGTCCATCATCCTGGGTAATCAGGATTGACAGGCGATAGGTTGCGAGTGCAAGTATTGACAGATCTTTCATTGTTTGGCATAATCAATCATATCAATAAAGGAGATTGGTCATGTATCGTGTTCAACTGACGGAAGATCATTTGCTTTTACTCAGCACCGACGATCGAACGATTGGATTTTTGGATATGAGCAGTGAAAATGCAAACACTTTAGTCGATATGCTCAACAAATACCAGGCAATTGTTGAAGCGATAAAAGGATCGGATCTGACCGTTTCTCGATACATCAAAATCGAACAGATTATTCGAGGCGAGGGCGGCGCATAGGCCGCCCCACATCCTACTTGCGCCGACTGGACTTTGATTCAGCGGCGCTGGCTGTTTCTTCAGCCGCAGCCGCTACCAACTCGGATACCTTCTGCTCTTGCTCATGCACGGCCTGCACTTCGGCGGCTGCCTGTGCAAACTGTTCTTGATCGGCCTTGGGAATATCCACGACGCTAAAGCCGATTGCTTCCATCGCGGCGACATCCATGTTATGGACCCACAGGCGGTTTTTGTTCCACATGCCGCTGAACACGTACTGATTGCCACTCGGCATGACGGGCGTGCGATACTGTCCCACTGCCTCAGCGTCGTCGTATTGCATCAGGGTATGATCGTCCATCGAGAGTATGCTCCTTATGCAGCACGACACTTAGTCGCCGTTTTCCTTGCGCGGGCGACCACGGCGTTTCGGTTCTGTTTCGCCCTGATCATCTTCGGATGTTTCCTGATCAGGATCGCGTGGCGTTTCGCTTGGCTGCGCTTCGCTGTCCTGTTCCTCAGCGCTCGGATCTTCGGTTGGACCTACGCCCTCAGTTAGTCGGCGCTGCGCTTCCTGTTCGCGTTCGATTGATTCCCTATTCGTCTCCGTCTCGAATGCGCTCTCAGGGATGTGCTGCTGCTGATCGTCCACGGTCTTGACCTCCTCAAACTGCAACCGGCGCAACACGTCCACATCAGCGGGATCGGCCTGCACGATTGCACCTGCGCTATACTGATATGTTTTCCCGCTCGGCATGGCGCGGGGCGTAAAGCGTGGTGTCATCACATCGCCTGTATAGCGCATCGAAATACCTGTATCTGCCATTGCCATCACTCCATAGGAGAGCGGGCGCAGCGTCCGTTTGCCGCACCCACACATACTACCCTGCCGATCGGGTGACGTTAATGCGACCAATCACGCCGGAACCACCCGCGCTGAGCCGCACGACAAGTGCCACATTGCGATCGAGAATCAAGCCGTCGCTCGGAAACTCTTTGCTAAAACTGGTCTGTGTGCCGATCGTGAAGGACCGCACCACGTTGCCCGATCCTTCCTCGATCGTCAACAGTCCGTTGGTCGGCGCAGCGCTATAGGTGATGTCAACCGCTTTGAGCACATGACGCACGACTGACGAGGCAGCAATCGTCAAGACCACCTCAGTATTGGCAGCCGCCGTGGCGGTATCGCCGGTCTGTACACTGTAATACGGCATAGTAGAAATACTCCTTAGGAACTAAGCAAGCGGCAAGGTCGGCACGGGCGAAATCTGGAATCCAGCGTCATTATAGCCCGGCGTGCCAGGGAACGCTGACGATTCAACCGCACGCGGCGTGTAGGACACATTATCGAAGCGAGCGGCTAACTTGGTCGCACGCATGACGAGACGTTCGTAGCGAATGAGTTTGACGCGGACGCACTCCCAATCATTTTGTTTGAGCATCAGCACGGTCCCACCGTCGAGCAAGGCCGCTGTGGTGTTTCCGCCCGGCATGAGTTCATTAATGGCGCGTTGGGTTGTGACACCCCCAACATCGGTATTGAAGTTGTAGCGTTCCTTGTACGTGATAAAGCCGCCACTATCCGTCATCACAGGTGATGTGAGCGGGATCAACTTCAAACTCGCGGTAAACGTTGTCGTACCGTTCCCATTGGTGACTGAGGTTGTCGCTACCGTGTCATCAGGAATAAACGGGATACGTACGCCGTCAAACATCAGGTAGCGGTTGTTGTACATATCATCCTGCATTTGGCGGAGTTCAGGATTGATATTCGGCGGTGCCAGCGGATAATCGTTATTCGAGCATTTGACGGTGTTATACACGCACGGCCAACCGCGTGTTAGTTCGCGGAATGCGGCGTTCGGTCCCGTCAGTGCCCAACCAATCGGATCAAGGCCAAGTTTGCGCGCTTCTTCGGTGAGTTCAAAGACCACCGCCGTCATAATATCGACATACGCCGACATGTTGGTCGCAATGTCTGCGCCGCCGAAATTGACAACTTTGCTATCGATATTCGGACACAACAGATCGGTTAGCTTATCACGCTTGCCCGTACCGATGATCTTATCAATGCCGTCATACTCGTAGTGGCCCGTTGAGCCGCCCACGGCTGCCTGATACGCGGCGTAATCGCCCTGATGTGTCATATAGGCATTGTCACGATAAAAGGTATAATAGAGCTTTGCCATCTCGCTATTGACGACATTGCGGAGCGGATCTTGCGCCGTAATCGGCTGCACGGTCGGCACCTGCGCAAACGGATTGCCCATCAGGCGATGATCGACAAAATCCCCACGATTGAGCCGCCACGCGACCTGATCAACCTGAATCACCTTGCTGGTCGCGACCATGCGACCCCAGGGGAACATCTGGGTACAGAAGGTCCAATTTCCCGGCTCGCGGCCCGGCTCGCAGGGAACCGTGGGATTCGTTCCCGTGCTTTCCGTCAGTCCTGACAGCACACCGAACACGGGATCGATCTTATCGCTCGATCGAACCGCTAGAACCGATTCAAGCCCTTGCCGGGCGGACGGCATCATGTTGACGATGCCCGGCTCGATCGCAGGGTAGGTCAACGCGCCGTTCAAACCGTGGATCGCCTGCGCGTTCGGCTGCAATTCGGCCTTGGTCGTAATACCGCGCAGTGCCTCAGCGATACGGAGCGTGGTAGCATCGTACATCGTCATGGTTAGTTGCTCCCCGGCTGCGCGCCTAAAACGAAATCAGACATGGTGCTGACCGTGGTGGGTTGTGGTGTCTGAGCTTTGGTGATTGGCTGCCCGGTTGCGGGATCGATACGAACAGTATCAAGCGACTGCGAGGCGCGGTACACCTGTCCCGCCGACTGCTCACCAAGTGCCGCCTTGAGCATTGCCTTAACTTCACTCATATCCAGCTTCACACTTGCTACCTCAGATAGCAACGGCTCGGCGGCTTTGGTTGCGGCGGTCTGCTGCTCGGCGGCTTTGGCATCGTACTTGGCAGCCAAGCGCGACCACACCTTATCGGCAATGCGATCGGCCTCAGCGTCGGTCAGTTCGGCGGTTGGTTCGGCGGTCTGCTGTGCTTGTGCCTGCTCAGGTTGTGCCGGTGGGACTTCGGCGGGCGGGGGATCAACAACAGCCGTCTCGGATTTGATTTGCATTCCAACGGCTTTGCCGATCGCCTCGTCAATCTTGCCGGTCAGGAGTTGTTCGATCAGCGCGTCCTTATCGATTCGGCTCAGCGCATCACGTAAACGGGGATCAAGAGTCATGTAGCGTTACTCCGGTGAAGTAGTTGCGCGCCTTGCCAATCGGGCAAACGCTGATTTCGTTTATGTCAATGCTATCATAAATCCCCATACCGTTATTGTCAAGTACCCGAAATGCAGGCAACAAGACACCATCGGGGGGAAGATAGCCGATACTTTGCTCTGGATTCGTTTCTACCAACGGTTCACAACCCGATTTAACCGTACCACCTGCGTAGAGTGTTTCACCGCACAGAAAGGCGAGATCACACCAGCCAATATCGATCGGCGTCTCGCCCTTCGTGCCGATATGCCATAATCGAAGCGGTACGCCGGGACCGTCCATAATCTTTTGCGCTGCGCCCTTGAGCGCGGCTTTAGTCACAATTTCGCGGTCTTTGTCCTCAAACGCAGAACTGGCACGACTAAACCAGCGTGCTTGCCCATTGGCGGCTTTATAGACAACGATGCGCTGCTCAGGCACATAATCAGCCGCCTTGATGACGCTTGCCATGGTCGGCTTGTGCTGCCTGCTCAGCAAGGCGTGAATATCCTGCACGGCTCTCGTGCGCGTGCGCAGACGTGGTGCAAGTGTCATTCAGTGTCCTCAATTTCAATAGAAGCCGTAAAACAAATCATGTGCATTGGCAATCCACATCGACAAAGAACGATACGGCATTGCTCAACAAACGATCGACCAGACGCAGTAATTCCACATTCTTCACAGGTAACGACAAATCGTGCAGATACCGCTTTCATACAAGTTTCCTCAATCCATCATCTATACGTTTCTTGAGCAATGGGCCGCGCCGTCGCATAATCGTTTGCGTGATCAAGCGCGGCTCGGTACCAGGATGATTGACCCGCTTTGCGAATACAAATGGACCTGATGCGCCACCTGGCCGCGACAGGATATTGCCCGGCATCGTTTTCGCCGTGTATTGCGATTGAAACCGCAAGCGCGGTGCTTGTTTTGGTTCTATGATATGTGGCTTGGTGCCCTGATCAACATAATGAAAGATATCATCATCGGTATAGACTTCGACACCACCATCAGCCGTCGTGCGACGCTGGAATGTGGGTTTATGCTCCCAACTCGCAGTCGTTTCTACCAGATCACGAAGCACATCCGTCGATACATCGTCATACGCATCCTTGACGATCTTGCGTACTTTATCGGCAGTCAGCCGCGTTCCTTTTGGCTTGATTGCTGAGAGCTTTACAACCATACATCCATTCTAGCATTATTGTCAAGCTATATTCGTTATTGACAGGATAGATTATATCTGGTATAATCGTCTTGTCACTAAAGGAGATACCACCATGACCAAACTTGACAAAGCAATCAATCGACTTATCCAACGCGCACGACAATCAGATGATCTAATAGAAGCCGTTCTTGTGCATGCACTCGAAGAAATCCGCGATCAACTCACCACACACGATAGCCAGATTAACAGTCTTGTACAGGGACAACATCTCTTATCGCATGAAGCCTTTCCAGAGGAGCGCGAAACACCACCATATGAGGAGCAGCCCACAACCTTCTTGCCGTGGCATGATGTAGTCGAGATTGTTGGACCGACTTCTATATCTATGGCAACCGACTCATGCTTTATCGGATTTGAGGGCGTTGTTACCGACACATACGGTGATGATGAATACCGTGTCCAGATTGCCGAAGCAGAAGATTGGTTCCTATTCCCCGCATCCTCACTCAAACTCGTGTATCGGCTCAAGCCACGCAAGCAGGTTGAGCCAACATTCAAGGCGGGCGAGTATGTCAAGGATATGCCAACCGATTACACATATCAAATAATGGCAGATGTTATGCAACCCCAAACACACGCGCAACTGCGCGATCCCAAAGATGGACAGCCCGTTGCCTTATCGCTCGATCGGCTCGTCAAAATCGACAAGCCCGCCCCGTTCCAAGTGGGCGATTGGATCTATAACCAAACATACGGCCATACATTCCAAGTGACACAGATCGAGGATAACTGGTTGTATGGTGATGTCGATGGCAAGCGCTTTGCATCCTATATTAACCGATCAACCAAGGTTGATCCGCCTAAGCAAGCGTTCAAGGTGGGCGATTGGGTGCGGGATGAACGTGGTTATGGCGGTCCTGTAAAAGTCAACAATATGGATGATACATTTGTTTGGGGAACAGATGAGCAAGGCCAAGAACATTCATTTGGTAAACGGTTTGCTGTAAAAATCCCAGCACCCGCGCCGCGCTTCACATTTGGCGATCGGGTACGTGTTGACAATGGCGATCTTGTATTTCGGTTCGTGCGCGCCGACTGCGACTATACGCGCGCTGATATTTATGGAGAAGATAGTAACTTGATGCACAACATCCCGATTTCGTGTTTATCACTTGACACCGGCGCCGACTAGGATTATACTCTGCGTATCTCCTTTCCTTGATGGTCATGGTCGGGCATCTAATCCAGGATCTCCTTTCGGTAACAGTCTCGCGCTTGCGGGACTGTTGTCGTTTAAGCCAATCCATAGACGGTAAAATCGAGGATCGTGCTTGGATTGCCGCTTGCGTCGGCGTCCTGCACAAAGCGAATGATGCCCACCCGCGTTGCTCCTCGCAAAGCAACCGGCAGTCGATCGGCCAGGCGAATCTTCCCACCGAGATACACATGCACCCAGCCATCAGCCCACTTGCGCAGCGTCGGCACACGCACCGCGCCGCCGACATACTGCAAGCTGTCCATCTGGACTTTGCCTGTTACATCATCCACACCCGCCAGCATCCGCCCACGCTCGATTTCGTCAGCGTCAGGTTGCCCAACTTTGTCAATGGCTAACCGATAGTAGGCGTAATTTTGTGCATCGACATAGATCACAATGCCGATAAACGTGTACACAATCGTATCAGGCGGGAGTTGGATCGTTGCCACCGCCTCGAACGTCGGTGTGCCTACATCGATGGTTGCGAATGCCACGATCGGATCATCGAGTACGCCTTGGTTATTTTGAACTGTTGCGCTCCCCGCATGAACCGTAAAGCCAAGATCGGCAAAACTCGTACCATCTGCGGCGGTAAAGTCCGTATGGAAGAGTTGCGCGCCGCGTGTGCCTTTCCTGAACGTGGCGTAGCGCTGCACGTCGCTTGGGAGGGGTACGGCATGGTCATAGCACGCCAACACCTTGACGGCCCCTTGCAGTCCGGCGCCGTTCAAATCCTGAAACCCCATCCGCGACCCACTCAAAAACCAGTTATCGCTATCTGTGATCCAGCCGTTGGTGATCTGTACACCATTGATCAGCCACAGCATCCGGTTGCCGTGCAGATAGCACTCGATACGGTTGCGCCCGTTTTGGACCCACGTTACCGGGCCGGAGATGCCTGCAACGATCCCCGCGTAGCCACCATCTTGAATCACTTGCAATTGATATTGATCGGCGTTGTTCGTGTACAGCCTGAGATAGTTCTGGCTATCCACCAGCCGCACGACGGGCGCGCAGTAGGGAATACCGGCGGGAAAGTCAATCTCCCATACAAAGTACCCGTCTGCTTGTGCCTGTGTCGAGAACACACCCGCCGACTGCACGACGATCGCGGTATCAACAATCCCGAACGTGCCGCTGTGGACGGTGTAGGCTGCGCCGATGGTGTTGGCACTGTTCGCCCGATTGACCCGATCGAAAAACACGCTATCGCCGCCGTCTTGAAACAGGGTCGGTTCGGTTTGGTCCTGAATGATCACCTGTTCAAGGGCAGAACCGAGCGGATAGGCCAGCGTGCCACTGAGCTGATACACCGGGTAGAGCGGACTGGATGTCTGTGTAACATCGACATACACGCGGCGCGCCTGGGGCGTACCGAGAATACCGATCGGATCGGTCATGCCGCCGCCTGTATCATCGTCAATCGTGGCTAACCAGATTTCGGTATGCGCCGTGCCAAGCACAAAGAAAAGCCAATACGGCAGCGGGCGAATATTCGACTTGCCGCTGTCGATCTCAACACGCTGCACACCATTGCCGACGATCAGTTTACCGTCTTCGTGAATGAGGACCAGGCTATTCGTGCGCTTGTCGCCATTGCTCGCTACCGGTGAGATGCCAATCGTTAACCCCGCGTTGCGGTCCTGCGGTTGAAAGCGAAAGGCGAAGACACGGCCCGGTACACGATCCCAGCCGCTCCCATCTTGTTGTGTGAGATACACCCCAACCTGTCCGTAGGGATAGGTGGTCAGCACGCCGATCGTGCCCGACTCTTGATCGCGGATCGCGCCTTCACTGTTCAACAGCACATCCCGTGTGTCCAGCACATGCAATGTATCCGTTGAGCCAAACATGCCGACATCGGGAAACGATGAAACAAAAATCGGCTGGTTGCCGTTGACCAGATAGATCGCCTGTGGCATTCCGCCTTTTGCGCCGCGTGTGTCGTCAAACACAATCGGCAGAGCAAGCGGCCTGCCTTCGAGATGATACGTGCCTGCTGCTAACTCGGCATCCGAGACGATATAGACCGGCTGCGGTATGTCGCCGAGAACTACACGATCATCATCCACAACATACGCAGGAATAACCGGACCGCCACCGGGCGCGTCGCTTGTTTCTTGCACGGGTTGGGCAGCGCCACCATCGGGGGATGTTACCATGTTGACAGCCTTTCGTTTATATGGTATGATTGGTGATATTCAAAAGAGGGGATTCAAGTCATGGGAAAGCCAATCATCAATCCAGTGTACTACAATGAAGCCGTCAAAAAGACATGGAAAGAGCATCAGTGTGACTCAGAGTCAGGTATTTGTGACTGTGCATTTATGCTTATCTGTCCTTCGTGTGAGAGCGAACAACGACTACTCGGTGAAGGTCTTGATGAACATTTCGGGCGTGATTGTAAATGTGATATGTGTTTTTATGGTATTGATGATGGTCCTGTGGGATATGGATCATTAGATGATTTGCCTACTCCATTTGATATTGATACGGTTCTCCCTTGCGGTAGTTGTGGAATGTGTAGCGATTGTTATGGGGTTAGTCAGC